TGGTGGTACTGTTACTGGTTCAACCCAATTTACCAATGGTCTTACAACAAATTCAATATCAGCAACCACTTATCAAAATTTGCCTTTAGATATAAGAGTAACTGGTGGTACCTATTCTACTGGTACAGCTACTTTCACTAACAATACTGGGGGTACTTTTACTGTAACTGGGTTCAGTACGAGTAATGCTACTCAGTTTACTGGTGGTACTGTTACAGGTTCAACCCAATTTACTAATGGACTTTCGGCTAATACTATATCGGCTACAACAATAACTGGTGGTTCTTTAACATTAACAAATTTAATTAATTTAACTGGTACAACTAGTAGAATGGTTGAGGTTAATACTGGTGGTACTGTAACCGCTACTACAAGTATAATTTCGGCATACTTAACATCTGGTGGTACAATAGCTAATTTGTTAGAAAATACTAGTAATTGGGATATTGATGGTAACTATACTGGAAGCTCTATTACTGGAACATATCAAGGTCAAAAACACTATAATGGTAATTATCTTTTTGAGGCGGTTGCTGATAACTTATTTATAAGATTAATTAGAGGATAATGATATTAAAATTTAATACTAGTGTATTATCGTATAATGGTAGAATTTTAAATTTTGTAACCCCATCTACAGGTACAACTGGAAATTTGGTTACAACAGCTACGTTATCTAATGCGAGTATTGTATCTCAAAGTCCATTTACTGGTGCATCATCTGGTAATTCATATTCAGTTACAGCATCTACAACATCCTATTTAAGTGTTTCTGGTCAAACAGGTTTTGCGATGGGTACTGGTGATTATACAATTGAATGGTTCCAATATGAAACCGATTCAAATTCATTCCCAAGGATATATTGGTATGGTAGTTCACCTAGTTTGGGTATGAGTTTAGAGGGTAGTTATTATTCTTGGGTTGGTGCTTCTGGAACAGCATTAGGTACAAAGGGTGCTATAACAAATGCTTGGCAACACTTTGCTTTAGTTAGAATAAGTAGTAAACTTTACTTTTATAAGAATGGAACGTTAGTTTCTAGTGCTGGTGGGGTTAGTGATGCAAGTAATATTACTGATACAACATCAAATTTTATAATTGGTGCTAAAATAGGCGGTTTAACTAGTGAACAATTTGGTGGTTACATAACTAATTTTAGGGTTGTAAAGGGTCTAGGGGTTTATACTGGTAATTTTACAAGACCAACAAGTGTTTTAACAGCTGTAGCAGCTGCAAATCCTTACGGTGGAAGTAATACCGTAGAAATACCTAATGGTTACACAAAATTATTGTTAACACCTTAATATTTATTATATATATGGCAACTAAAAATATAAATGCGGAAAAAATACAAGGTAATTTATCAATTACTTCTGTATCAGCTACAACATATCAAAATTTACCTTTAGACATAAGGGTTACTGGTGGTACTTATTCAGCTGGTACAGCCACCTTTACCAATAATACTGGTGGAACATTCACCGTTACTGGTTTTAGTACAAGTAATGCAACGCAGTTTACTGGTGGTACTGTTACTGGTGCGACCCAATTTACTAATGGACTTTCGGCTAATACTATATCAGCAACAACATATTATAATCTACCTTTAGACATAAGGGTTACTGGTGGTACTTATTCAGCTGGTACAGCAACTTTCACAAATAATACTGGTGGTACATTTACCGTTACTGGGCTTACAACACCATTTAATGGTGGGGTAGTATCTGGTGCGACTCAATTTACTGGTGGCCTAACAGCTAATACAATAACAAAATCTGGTGGTACAGCAACACAAATTCTTGTGGCTAATGGTGGTGTTATAAGTGGTGGTACTGGTATAAATATATCCGCTGGTACAATATCTGTTACGGGTGTAACTTCTGTTATTGTTCAAGACACTGGTACTGGTAGTACTGTAAGATGTGGTAATAATAACTTAGCTAGTGGTCTTTGTTCTGGTGCTCTTGCTGGTACTTATAACTGTGCAACAAATGCTAATTCTTTTGTTGGTGGTGGTACACATAATGTTGCTAGTGGTACGGCAAGTGCTGTAAATGGTGGTATCTCTAATACATCATCTAATCAGTATTCAACAATAGGTGGTGGTAATACTAATTCGTCATCAGGTTACGCATCAACAGTAGGTGGTGGTCATACCAATTCATCATCAGGTTATGCATCAACAGTAAGTGGTGGTTATGGTAATGCATCTGTTGCTTATTATTCAACAGTAGGTGGTGGGTTAAGTAATACCGCTTCTGGTTATTGTTCATTTATTGGTGGTGGTACTTATAATAGTAGTAAGTGTTTTAATTCAGCACTAATTGGTGGACAAAATAATTCATCATCGGGTTATTTTTCAACAGTTGGTGGTGGTAGATTTGTTAAGGCAATAAATGCTTATTCAACAGTTGTTGGTGGGTTAAGTAATTCGGCTTACTGTAATTATTCATTTATAGGTGGTGGTAGACACAATAAAATAAGAAAAGATATAAATGGTACTGTATCTTCACCTCTTTGCGGTAGCGGTGCTAGTGTTATTGCTGGTGGTCAAGGTAACGCTTTAGTCGGTTATAATAATTTTATTGGGGGTGGTGTGATGAATACTATAGGTTGTGGATTACAAACTTATAATATTATTAGTAATTGTAATAATTCAATTTGTGTTCAAGGAAATCAACCACAATTAAATGAACATTATGTTGAATATTATAATAACAGTGATTGTTTAGTATATGGTGGACGTATAATATATTCATCGTATTATGGAGGTTATTCAATTTTTTCAACAACTTTTTATGCGGGAAACAATGCTGGTGGTAATAAATTATATGATTTAACTTCATTAACTAATACCAATAAATGTTATCATCATTCAATAATTGTTGGTGGTAAAATGAATACAATTTCTGGTAAATATAGTCCGAGTTCATTCATTGGTGGTGGATATAGAAATACCGCTTCTGGTTATTGTTCAATAGTTGTTGGTGGTGGTTATAATTGTTCAAATGGTTCGGGTTCATTTATTGGTGGTGGTGGTGGTAATAGTATAAGTGGTACGTATAATTGTCAATCGTCAATAGTTGGTGGCCGTAATAATAGTGTTTCTAGTAGTTCTAGTGGGTTTTCATTCATTGGTGGTGGGACTTGTAATTCAATAAGTGGTTATGATTCTGCTAATTCATTCATTGGTGGTGGTGCTTTTAATAGTATTTCTGGTTGGTACGCCTATTGGTCTACAATTAGTGGTGGTTATGGTAATCAGATTACTGGATATAATTCATGTTATTCAACGATAAGTGGTGGTAGGAATAATAGTATTTCTGGATATAATTCAGGTTGGTCAACGATAAGTGGTGGTAGATTTAATACAATTTCTGGTTGTTATACTCTTTATTCAACAATAGGTGGTGGTCATGGTAATCAGATTACTGGTACAAATTCACAGTATTCAACAATAAGTGGTGGATATAATAATTATATTAATGGAACAAATTCACAGTATTCAACAATAGGTGGTGGTGTTGGTAATCAAATTTCTGGACAATATTCATATTATTCAACAATAGGTGGTGGTCATGGTAATCAGATTACTGGTACAAATTCATGTTATTCAACAATATCTGGTGGTAGGGTAAATTACATTTCTGGAACTAATTCATGTTATTCAACAATAGGTGGTGGTTACGATAATCAGATTTCTGGAGATAATTCATACCTCTCAACAATAGGTGGTGGTATAATTAATACAATTTCTGGTTGTTATACTCTTTATTCAACGATAAGTGGTGGTTATAATAATCAGATTACTGGAACTAATTCACGATATTCAACAATAAGTGGTGGGATACATAATTATATTAATGGTATAAATTCATTGGGTTCAACGATAAATGGAGGTGTAGGTAATTGTATATGTGGTACATACTCACAATATTCTACAATAGCTGGTGGTTATAGTAATTGTATTTCTGGGCAATATTCATTTGCTGCTGGATATGGTAATACAGTATCAGGTAGTTACTCAGCAGCTATAGGATTTGGGTTAAATGCAACTAGTTGGTGCACTTTATATATAAATAATTTAGTATCACCAACAATACAAACTAAAAATTATACAAATGACACAACAGCCGCTACTGGTGGAATACCAGTAGGTGGGGTATATCATACCGCAGGTGTATTAAAAATAAGATTAACATAATAAATGTGTTTAATAACATATTTATAATAATAAAAATAAAAAAAAATAAAAAAAATGATTTACGCTAAAATTAATCCAGTTGCTACAAAGGTAGAACAAATTACACCATTTTCAAGTACGACAATAACAGCAGATACAATAACTGCAATTGCTCGTCCATATATTTTAGGTTCAGATAAAACTAGATTTGAAGTTAAATATGGTAACGTAACTTTAGATGAAAATAACATTGTAATTAAATTTAATAATATATTATCAAGTGAATCAATATTAACTTCTGAACAATTATCTACTTGGGGTTCTGATGATTCAGTAGTACTTAATATTATTGCAACAAGTTTAGGAACATCAGTTACAGAAATTTTAAGTGGTGCCACTAGAAATATGTTCTAAAGTATTGACAAATAGGATTTATATTCATAAATTTACCCTATGAATATAATTTTTCAAATTAATGGTGGTATGGGTAAGTGTATCATGGCCACCGCAGTATGTGAAGCTATAAAAAAACAATACCCAGATGATACTTTAATTGTAGTATCTGGCTACCCAGACGTGTTTTTAAATAACCCAAATATTGATAGAACATACGCATTTAATGGGTTTTCTTATTTCTATGAAGATTACATAGAAAATAAAAAATTTAAAGTTTTAGCTCACGACCCGTACTTAGAAACAACTCATTTGTTACAAAATGAACACCTTATTATTACATGGTGTAATATGTTTGGTATTACTTATAATGGTGAACAACCTAAAATTTATCTTAGTGATAGAGAGAAGAAGTTTTACGGGAATAAGTATGTTTTTGAAAAACCAATCTTATTACTACAAACAAATGGTGGTGCAAGTACTGATATGAAATATTCTTGGGCTAGGGATATTCCAGTTGTAGTTGCAGCCTCAGTAATTGATGAATTTAAAGATGCTTATACAATTTTACACATAAGAAGAGATGACCAATTCATCTTAGAAAACACAATACCAGTTACAGATAATTTTAGGGCATTGGCAGTATTAATTAGTATTAGTAGAAAAAGATTATTCTTAGATAGCTTCGCACAACATACAGCAGCTGCTTTAAATATGAATTCAACCGTTTGTTGGATTGCTAATAAGCCAGAAGTATTCGGTTATGAATTACACGATAATATCATAGCAAATCATTTTACCGTTAAACCAGAACTTAAGGGTTCATATTTACAAAAATTTAATATTAGTGGCGATTTATTAGAATTTCCTTTTAATAGTGAAAAGGAAATCTTTAATATCGAACAAATAATTAATTCAATTAAAAAGCAAAAGTAATTGCAAAACCCTTTTAAAAATATAAAATCATATACCAAACCCAAAAGTAACAATATTGCGGTATGTTCTGTTTTTTTTAATGCTGGTAATTTTACTAAAACAATAATGAATAATCTATATGTGGATAATCTTCTTAAAAAAAGTGAAATACCTCATTATATGATTGAATTAATTTATCCAAATCAAAAACCAACATTTATTGAAAGTGAATTTGTATTTCACGTTAAATCTAATTCATACATGTTTCATAAAGAAAATTTATTTAACATTTTAGTAAATAATTTACCTAAGCACATAAACAAGATTGTTTGTTTGGATGGTGATGTTATTTTTGAGAATAAAGATTGGATAAATGATGTTGATAGCGAATTAGATAAATATGATGTTGTAGTACCGTATCATGATGGTTGTAATTTAGACCCTTATTTTGATAAGGTCTTATTTCATGCTAAAACGCTTTTAGATATTAGATATGATACTGATGATGGTCCATTTTGTTCTGGTTATGCAATAGCATTCAGACGTAGTTTTTTTGAAACTATAGGTATGTATGAATATGCTATTTTCGGTGGTGGGGATAAGATGAACTTAGTTAATTATATAAGACGACCAATAATGATTAATTCATTTAATTCAACAAAAAAAGATGATTATATTCAAAAACTAAAGTCCTTAAATTTAACATATTCTTATTTAGGTGGTATAGTCTATCATTTATATCATGGTAACGCTTTAGATAGAAAGTATTTAGATAGACATGTACTTTTACAAGGTTTACAATTAGACACTGAAATTACAAAAAATGCTGATGGTGTTTTAGAATTTGTAAACCCACAGAAATATAATAAAATAATGTATGATTATTTCATTGGAAGAAATGAAGATTATATAGACCCAAATTTACTTTAATATGATAGAACAAATATTTTATCAGAGTTCAATGCCTCGTGCGGGTTCAACTCTATTACAAAACATTTTAGCACAAAATCCAGATATATACGCGACACCAACATCTGGTGTTCTTGAATTAATTTTTGCTGCTAGAGGTAATTACACCTCATCACCTGAGTTTAAAGCACAAGACCCTGAATTGATGAAATCAGGATTCCTTAACTTTTGTAAAGAAGGTATGTATGGATTTTATAATGGGATTACGGATAAAAAGTATGTTATCGATAAGAGTAGAGGGTGGGGAATTCATTATGATTTTTTAAACCTTATACATGGTAACCCAAAGATTATATGTATGGTTAGGGACCCTAGGGATATATTTACATCAATGGAAAAAAACTTTAGAAAAGCTAGTGATAAAGCAAGTCCGTTGGTTGATTGGAGTAAAATGCAAGGAACAACGACACCTAAGCGTATTGATATGTGGGTTCAAAATCCACCAGTTGGTATGGCATTTGAACGTTTAGGTGAAATGATTAGAATGGGTATTGATAGTAAAATTCATTTTGTAAGATTTGAAGACTTGTGTCTTTATCCAGAACAAACTCTAGGTAAGATATATGCTTATTTAGATATTCCATATTTTAAACATGATTTTGATAATATCGAACAAATAACAAAAGAAGATGATGAAGTTTATGGTGTGTATGGTGACCATACTATCAGAACAACACTTGAACCAGTTACATCTAAAGCTAAGGAAATTCTAGGTAAGGATGTTTGTGATTGGATAATGAATAATTATAAATGGTATAACGATAAATTTAGATACAAATGATAATTTGGTTAACTGGCCAGCCAAGTTCTGGTAAAACAACAATAGGAAAGGAGTTATTAAAAAGAAAAGAATTTAGTAACGCATTTTTAATTGATGGTGATAAATTAAGGGAATTATTCAATAATCAAGACTATTCTGAAAAAGGTAGAAGAGAAAATATTGAATTAGCTCAGAATTTAGCTTACTACATTAATGATAATTTTAAAACGGTTATCGTTGCAATGGTATCCCCATACAGGGACCAAAGAGAACGTTTTAAGGAAAAAATGGGTGAAGATATTAAAGAATATTATATACATACAAGTGAAATTAGAGGTAGGGAAAACTTCCATGTAAGTGATTATGAACCACCATTATTTAATTTTATAGATATCGATACAACAGCAAAAACACCTGAAGAGTCATCAAAATTAATATCAATTTAAAGATATTTTAAACATTTCTAAGAATAACTTATTTTTCTGTTTTTTTTGAATATTTATTAATAACAATAATTAAATTAAAAAAAAACAATATGGCAAATCAAGTATTCGTTAGTCCAGGTGTTTACACTTCAGAATTAGACCTAACATATGTAACCCGTCAAGTAGGTGTTACAACATTAGGGTTGGTCGGTGAAACAACAAAAGGACCAGCTTTTCAACCAATTTTCATTAGTGATTATGGTGGCTTCCAAACATTTTTTGGGGGGTTAGATAATACATTAGTAAATGGACCAGATGGTAATGGTGCTCCATTGTATGAGTTACCATACATTGCAAAATCTTACTTATCTCAATCAAATCAGTTATTCGTAACAAGGATATTGGGTCTTTCTGGATACCATGCTGGTTTAGCTTGGGGTATCACGCTTAGTGCGGCATTAGACCCGACAACAACTGGTACATCATATGTTTCAACTTATACAGCAAATTATACAGTTACTACTGGTGATACTCTTTATAGTATCCAAACAACTGATAGTAATTTAAATGCTTATTATCAACAAAACCCATCAGCATTTAGCTTTTTGGCTGGTGCAACTACTGGGCAAAGCTATACAATATACATACCACAAGTTAAAAATGGTCTTATATTTAGTGGTGGTTATATTACATTTAATATTATTTCTGCCAGTGTTACACCATTTATTACTGCTGGTACAGTAACAAATATTTACCCAAATTCTGGTTCATCAACTTTATTAACTTATAAACTTACAACAGGTGGTACTCTTACTTCAATTGTATCTACTGATTCATTTGTTAATCAAGTTTATACCGCAACACCTAGTTATTTTAATTTATTTATTACAGCAGCAACTGGTACAGCACAAAATATACTAATACCACAAACATCAGATGGTACAACATTCTATGGTGGTAATATTAATTCAAAAGTTCTTTCAACTGGTTATACAGATGCATCAATACCTGTTTCAGCAAGTTCACCAACTAATTTTACATATACTGCGTCATCAAATAGTAATGTTCTTTATGGTATAACATCTACTGATTCATTTGTTAATCAAATTTATGCTGCTAGTGCAAGTAGTTTTAATTTCTTAACTGGTGCTACAATTGGTACACAACAAATTTTAACTGAACCAACATTATTATATGGTGGTAATAACTATAGTGGTGGTTATATAACAATTAATGTTGCTACAACTGGTTACTCTAGTAGCATATTAACTGGTAATTCTATATCACAATTTTTTGGTACATATTCAGCAAGTACTGGAAATACACTTTATTCAACAACAGCAACTGCTGGTGGTGGTGCTAACGCATATAATCAATATTATCAACAAAATCCATCAGCATTTACCTTTATAGCTAGTGGTGTTAGTCAAACAATACAAACCCCAAATGTTTATAACGGTATTCTTTATAGTTACAATACATTAGCTATTACACCATATGCAACTGGTTATACAAATGGTGGTAATATAACAGCTGTTGGTAATGCAAATATATACCCAGATACTAGTGGTAATGCTCTATTCTCATATACAGCTTCAACCACAGCAAATACACTTAGTAGTTTTGTATCAACGGATGCAATAACAAATCAAATTTATGCTGCTAGTGCAAGTAACTTTAACTTCTTAACTGGTGCTACATTAAATTCAACTGGTTCTTTAGCTACAGCTTATGCTCCAAACGGAATTAATTTTAATTATAGTGGTATTAATTATAATATTAATGTATTAAATTATACAACACCAGTAACAAGTGCTATAACTTCTGGATATACCGCTGTATATTCAGCTAGTACTAATGGTATACTTTATTCTACATATAGTCTTAATAATTCAATATATAACTTAGTTTACGCTGCTAATCCAGTTCCTTTTTACTTCTTAGCAACAGCTAATACTGGTGCAACAAGTAATATTGCTATAACACGCACACAAATTGGTGCTTACTTTAGTGGTGGTAATGTAAGTGTAAATGTACTTTCAACTGGTTTTACAAGTCCATCTAGTGTAAATACAGCTGGAACAGTTGGTGTTGGAAGTAATTACATAACAAATTTAAATGGTGTTGTATCTTCTTACGCATTGACTAATGTATATGGTAACCCAAATTATGTTACTTATTTTAGTGGTTCAGTATCACCTTCAGCGTTTACTTTCTTAAATACTGCTAGTACTGGTACTATAACTGGTCCAACATCAAATAACGGTGCTTACTTTACTGGTGGTAGTATTGCAGTAAGTGTACTTTCAACAGGTTATACAAACCCATCTAGTTTAACAGCATCTACTTCAGTATTTAATGGTACATTCTCTGCAACAACTGGTGGTACACTTAATACAACAAGTGCAACTGGTGGTGCTGGTTCAGGTTTATATAACTCAGCTTATGCGGCTACACCAAGTGCATTTAACTTCTTAGCAACTGGTGGTACTTATTCAGTTGTAAATGCGCCATCATCGTCTAACGGTGCTAATTTTACTAGTGCAAATACTGTAACAATAGTTGCTTTTGCAACTGGTTATACAAACCCATCTAGTGCAACAACAGCAACTACACAGTTTACTGGTGTATACTCAGCAAGTACTGGTAATACTCTTTATTCAACAAGTGCAGTTGGTGCTGGTTCAGGTTTATATAACTCAACTTATGCAACTACACCAAGTGCGTTTAACTTCTTAACTGGTGGTACAGGTGGAATTGTAACAATAGGTCAATCATCAAATGGTATTAACTATAGTAGTGGTACACTTAATTTAAGTGTTCTTTCAACTGGTTATACAAACCCATCAAGTGGTACAACTGTTAGTACATCAGCTTATACAGCAACGTTCTCGGCTAATTCAAGTAATTTACTTTACACAACTAGTGGTTCAACACCATTGTATAATAGTACATATAGTGTAAATCCTAATATATTTAACGTAATATCTTCAACAGCTACAGGTACAACAGTTAACTTAGCAACAACTTACACACCAAATGGTATTAATTATAGTGGTGCAAATATTAGCGCATATATAGTTTCGACTGGTTATACAAGTCCATCTAGTGCAACTACAATTAGTTCATTTACTGGTACTTACGCAGTTAATTTAGGAAACCACACAATTATTAGTACACCAACATTTAGTACACCAATTGCTAATCAAATATATTCAACATACTCAGCTAGTAGCTTTGGTTTTATATATTCAGCAAATAACAATTCTAGTTATGTTGTAAATGTACCTCAAACACAAGTTGGTGCGGTTGCTACTAGTGGAAATATGTTAACAACAATTAATAGTATAACACCATCTGGTTCATTTACAAACCCATTATTTAATTATACTGGTAATACGTTTACGTATACGGCTAACTCAAGTAATGGTAATATTGTTGCTATAAATATTCCAGCGTCTAATTCTGGTACAACATTTTTCTACAATTATGGTCCTTACTATTTTAATGGTTTTGGTCTTTTATCTCCAGGTCAATCATTAACACTTAATTATAATATTGATTGGTTACAATATAGCCCTAACTATACTAGTTACATGGACATTTATATGCTTTCACAAAACTATGTGGTAACGCAAACTGGTACAACTGGTCAATATATTACAGGTACAACAAGTGGTTTCACTAATGGTTATGCGATTGCTTATAATAACATTACTGTTGGTGTTGGTGGGAATACGACTATAAATACTACATTATATAATATTACTGGTACAACAACTGGTTTAACTGTAAGTACTACAGGTTATTATCAATCTGTAACTGGTTCTACTAGTGGTTTAACAACAGTTAACTCTGGTATTTACCAATCAATTACTGGTTCAACAAGTGGTACAAGTAGAACTAATTCTGGTTCATATCAAAGTATTCAATATAATATGACTGGTACTAGTAGTGTTAACACTGGTATTTACCAATCAATTACTGGTTCAACAAGTGGTACAACTATAATTAGTGGTGGTGTTTATACTTTACTAATTGGTTCAACAAGTGGTACAAGTCAATCATACACTGGTAATTACCAATCAATTACTGGTTCTACAAGTGGTATTACAACACAATATAGTGGTTATTATCAAAACTTAACTGGTACAACAAATAATGTCACATTAACATATAATGGTTTCTATAGTAGTATTACTGGTTCTACAAGTGGTAGTAGCTATACTTACTATGGTGATAATGCTGGTGATTTAACTGGTTTAACAACTGGTATAAGTTACGCTTATACTGGTAGTGGTTATTCGGATGTTGAAGGAAAGATAATAGCACTTTTACGTTCTAGGGCTACGGTTGACGTATCAACTCAATTACCAACATTCCAAATTGCTAATGTAACTGATATTAACTTTAGTTCAACTGCAACTGGTGCAACAAAAAATCCTTTAGGTATATTTAATTTGACTGGTACATCTGTAACGCAAGGTATATTTAATTATGAACTTTCATTTGATGTTACTAAAAAAGATTACGTTCCTAGAGCATTAGGTAGAATGGCTTTTGATAAAAAGACATCAGTATTCGTTGAGGAATTTTACGGTAATGTATTTACTAATGACTTTAATGAAGGTAAAATTTATGGTATTAACCAAAGTTTAATTAATTACTCTTCACCAGGTGAATTTGGTCCATTTGATAACTATTTACAACAATATCAATCTGCTGTTACCCCATATGTGGTATCGGAAGTTAAGGGTAACCAAGTTATTAGATTATTTAGATTCTGGACAATATCAGATGGTAATATGGCTAATATGGAAATTAAAGTTTCAATTGCTAATATTAGACCTGATACTCAAGAATTTGATGTACAAATTAGAGATTATAACGATACAGATGCTAGACCTAAAATCCTAGAAGCTTATAGTCGTTGTAATTTAGACCCAACTTCAAATAATTACATTGGTCAATTAATTGGTACATATGATGGTGCTTATGCGTCAAAATCTTCTTACGTACTTGTTGAATTAGATGTGAACTCAGATACAACTGATGCTTTCCCAGCTGGTTTTGTTGGGTACCCAGTAAGAGATTACCAAACTAGTGGTAATGATAGTGTATTAACACCAGATATTATGTATTATAAGGCTTACGGTACATATGATAACCCACGTAAATTCTATTTAGGTTTAAATGATACTGTTGGTATCGATACAGACTTCTTTGATTACAAAGGTTTACCAATAAAAGGTTTAGAATATAGCGAATGGACTGGACTTACACCAGGTTATCACATGGATATTAATGCTAGTGCGGTAACAATTGCTGATATTGCTGAATACATAAATGGTGGTTCTGGAGCGACTTATAACCCAATATTTAAATTTGATACTGGTGACGCACCATTCCAAAGTGAAGCTGGTGTTCAAGGTACGCCATACGCAAACTTATATGCTCGTAAATTTACACTTGTACCTTATGGTGGTTTCGATGGTTGGGACATTTATAGAACAAGAAGAACGAACTTGGACACTTACGATATTAAGGGTAAGGGTGGTCAAACTGGTTTAAGTTATGGAGCATTTTCTAAGTATCCTCTTCAAGATGGTTCAGAAGGTCTTACATCAGATTACTACGCATATTTAGAAGGTATTTGGACATTTATAAATCCTGAAGCTAATATAAATGTGTTTGCAACACCAGGTATTGATACTTTCGATAACCAATCATTGGTTAACCAAACTATTGAAATGGTTGAGAATAACAGAGCTGACTCATTGTACATAGTTACAACACCAGATTCTGATTCTACTGGTACTCCATTGACGGTTTCAAATGTGGTTGATGAGCTTAATGGTAATTTTGATAGTAACTATACAGCAACGTATTGGCCTTGGGTTCAAATATTTGATTCTGAAAACACAACATACATATATGTTCCACCAACAAGAGATGTTGTAAGAAATATCGCTTTAACTGATAACATTTCATTCCCATGGTTTGCTGTGGCTGGTGTTAACAGAGGTTCGGTAGATTGTATTAAAGCTAGAGTTAAATTAACGCAAACAGATAGGGATACACTTTATGAAAATAGAATTAATCCTATCGCAACATTTGCTTCAAATGGTGTTAATATCTGGGGTAATAAAACACTTCAAGTTGCTGATACTTATCTTAATAGAATCAACATTAGAAGACTTTTATTACAAGCAAGAAAACTTATTTCTGCTGTTTCAATCAGATTGTTGTTCGAACAAAATGATGCTGTGGTTAGAAATCAATTCTTATCACTTGTTAACCCAATATTGGATAACATTAGAAGCGAAAGAGGTCTTTCTGATTTTAGAGTTGTGTTAAATAATAGCCCAGAAGATTTTGATAATAATCAATTAACTGGTCAAATATTCCTTAAACCAACAACAGCGTTAGAATTCATTCAAATTCAATTTGTTATACTTCCATCAGGTGCATCATTTGATAACATTTAATTAGCACAATAAATTAATTTTAAAAAAAGGAGACAAATATTTGTCTCCTTTTTGTTTTTTTAGTATATTTGTAATATTTATTTGTAGATAAACATTTGTTAGTATAAAAAATATATAACCATGAAAATAAAGTTAAATTGTATAAACTGTAATAATGATTTTGAAACGGAGTTTAAATATAGAAGTAAGAAGTTTTGTGGTAGGAAGTGTTTTTTTGAATATTCTAAAGAGCATAAAACTATTGGTAGAAAAATAGATGAAGAAATAAGGGAAAAAAGAATTTGTTTAATTTGTAATAAAGAATTTGAGTGTAAGAAAAAACAAGAAAATAAAATGTGTTCTAATGAGTGTAGAAAAGAATGGAACTCTATAGAAGAAAATAAGTCTAATAGAATAAAATTAAGTAAAGATACATTATTAATAAATCATGGTGTTGATTCAATGTTTAAGAAAATTGAATATAAAGCTAACCGTAATCAAATTTTCTTAGATAAAATAGGTGTTATAAATCCGATGAAAGATAAGTTAATTGTAAATAAACTACAAAAAACTCTGAATGAAAAACAAATTAAAAACTTACTACCAAAACTTAATGAACATAATATAATATTACTTGATGAATACAGTGTAAATAAAAGTGGTTCAACATCAATGTCTTATAATTTTAAATGTAAAAAGTGTGAAAATATATTTTCAAGTACCGTGCTTGGTTCTGGTAAGATACCAATTTGTAGAAAATGTACACCGTTAGAAAAAAATTCAAAAATTGAAGAAGTAATAAAGGATTTTTTAAATTTAAAAAATATTAAACACTTAGATAACAGTAGAAAAATACTTAACGGTAAAGAGATTGATATATTCTTGAGCGATTTTAATTTAGGTATAGAGGTAGACGGCAATTATTTTCATAGTGAAATAAGTGGTGAAAAAGATAGTAAATATCATTTAAGTAAAACAAAATTAGCACATGAAAAAAATATAAAATTAATACACATATTTGAAGACGAAATACTATATAAAAAAGACATAGTATTATCTAGATTGAGTAATCAGTTAAATTTAAATAATATAAGATACTTTGCAAGAAATTGTGAAATTAGAATTGTAAGTAAAAAAGAATCTACTTTATTTTTAGATAATAATCATATTCAAGGAAATTCTATTGATTTAATAAGATTAGGGTTATATTATAATAATATATTAATTTCATTAATGACATTTGGTAAAGAGCGAAAAGCTTTAGGTAATATAGAAACTGAGGATACTTATGAATTGGTTAGATTTTGTAATTTAATAAATTCTAATGTTGTTGGTGGGTTTTCTAAACTTTTAAAACATTTTATTGTAACATATAAACCTAAAAAAATTGTAACTTACGCTGATATTAGATGGTCTGGATTAAATGAATTAGATACTGTTTATATAAAAAATGGTTTTAAGTATATTAAAAATACATCACCAAATTATTGGTACTTAAAAGTTGGACAATATAATCATAGATATCATAGATATAATTTTAGAAAAGATATTCTAGTTAAAGAAGGTTTTGATAAAAACATGTCTGAATTTGAGATTATGAAATTAAAGGAATTTGATAGAATATGGGACTGTGGAAATATGAAATTTGAATGGACTAGAAATTCAATTTGTAATCATGAACTCAGGTGCATCATTTGACAATGTTTAATTAGCACAATAAAATAAGTAAAAAGCCTCTAGCAATAGGGGCTTTTTATTTTATATGAAATATTTATTGATATGAAAAGACTCATAATAAAAGAAAGTCAATTAAAGATTATTGAAAACCACATATTAGAAACAATTGACCCTGAAGAAGCTAATAACCATGAAAAATCACTACTAATGGTAATTAATAAAAAAAGAAATATTGGATTTTACGGTGGTGCAAGTGAGAAGGATATTAATGATTTAAAAAAAAGTGGTTTAAAATACATACCAATTAACATGAATAACGCTTATGTATTTTATAACGATGGTTATGAGATTGAAGCTCAAGAGTTAGCTAATATTGCTAGAAAATTTAGTGGTTTCTTACCATCAACAGGTAAAACTAATTTTAATGGTTTATTCGCAAAACCAGAAGAAGTTTATAGGATAGGAATATTACTTGGTTATGATGAAAAATCAGTAAGAGAATTCGTTTTAGAAAAATTCAAAGACTTTAAATTTTACTAAAAAATCAGATATTTATAAATAAAGTATATGGCAACAAAAATATTGTTAACAACTGAACAACATGAAAAATTAATGAATCATCTTGTATCAGAAATGGTTACAAACACCAATGAATTAATTAATGAAAATGGTACCATAAATGAAAGTGTATGGGAAAAAGTTAAATATGGTCTTTCAAAATTAGGTAGATATAAAGCTAATGGTAAAATTTTTGGAAAGGGAAAAATAGACAAAGAAGCTGGTGCTAAAATTCAAGCAATTATTGATAAAGAAGGTAATGAACTTATCAAGAATTTAAATGCTAGTATTAAAGAAACTAATCCAGAATTCCCTAATAACGAAAAAGGTGACCAATTCTTAAATACTATAATGGAAATTGCAGCTGTTTATGATTCTGTAATCGATGGTGCTAAGAAAGGTACAATACCAGCAGACGCTGCTAATGGTATTATTAATGACCTTAGAGATTATGTTAAGAAATTTTTAGATATTGATTTAAAGGCAGCTTATTCAGTTGTTGATGAGATTCAAGGTAATACTCTTGAATTAACAGAAGAAGAAGCTATGAGCTTAGATGAAGCTTGGGGCCTAGATGAAGAAGATGGTCCAAGTGGTATAAGAAAAAAACCAAATCCAGAAGATATATATGCTAAAGGTGAACCTGAAGACATATCAAAACCAATTGATTTAAATCCAAATGATACCAGACCAGTTAAAGCAAATTCACAAGTTGCCACAACCAATCAAAATACTGGCGTTGCCAACACTAATCAAAATACTGGCGTTGCTACAACTAATCAAAATACTGGCGTTGCCAACACTAATCAAAATACTGGCGTTGCTACAACTAATCAAAATACTGGTGTTGCCAACACTAATAATAGTAATATTATAGATAAAGGTACTGGTAAGGCTAGTACTAGAAATAAAGATATAACAGATATTGATTACGAGGATATACCAAATAATCAAGCATCAAATGGTGGTGCTGCTAGTTCTGCTGGTGGTATTGGGAATGGTGCAGCTGCTAGTTCTGCTGGTGGTATTGGGAATGGTGCAGCTGCTAGTTCTGCTGGTGGTGGTGCAGCTGGTGGTGGAAAACAAGGTTTAAACGCTAAGGATGTTAGAGCTGGCTTACAAGCTAAAAGAGGTGCTGGTGATGATTTTGCTAGTACTAGAATGAATACACTTAAATCAAATAAATTACCAATGACACTTGCTGGTATTGGTGCTAGTTTGGGTGCTTTTAGTTGGCTTGTTAATACAGATTGGTTTAAACACTTATTTGATGTCGTTAGTAAAAATCCATCTATTGAAATGGTTAACAAACAGGTTGCTAGTAATTCAGATATTATTGGTAATATAAAACCAGGTCAAGGTCTTACTCAACTTATGAATGCGATGAACCATGCTGGTATAACACCTAAAACAACACCAGAACAATTTTTAGAACAAGTTAAAATACTAGGTGGTGGTGACGTAAATGCTGGTATTAATGCTTTAGCAGCTAAAGGTGGTATATTTGTTAATCCAGATGCCGCTAAATCAGTATTGACTGATATAGCAAAAAATCCACATGGTCATGGTGATACTCTAGGTCAAATATTTAAAGGAAAATGGGCTGGTACTGGTAAATCAGTGGGTGATATGCTTACTTGTAAGGACATGGGCCAAGTAAAAGGACTTATATCTACTACAATTACTAAAGCAGTACCAACACTAGTTATGAAAACAGCTATTAAGACTGGTGCTGGATATGCTGCTGCGAAGGGATTAGGAGCCATTCTAGGCCCTATTGGTTTAGCTGCTGTGGGTACGGGTGCATTAGTTAAAATAATGCGTATGAAAGGCCAAAAACAGTCAAGGGCTAAAACTCTTAACGACTTGTATCAATCATTAAGAAACATAGATGGTGGTGTTGGTTTAGTTGAACCAGAAACAGAAACAGTAAGTGTTGATGCTGTATCAAATCCACAAGAATTAAGTAATATAGCTAGTAGTGATAATGGTGGTGATAAAGGTGGTGATAAAGGTGCTAACGTAGCTAATGCTGATACGCAAAAGGGTGGTGACAATAAGATGTCACAAGTTAATGATGACCTTTATAATTCTATTAAAAATTTATTTAAATTTGTTGTTAATAATAGAAAAAATTTAGGTGTTCGTTCTGCTAATAATGTTGGTACAGCTAATGCTGATAAACTTGTGAAGGGTCAAAAGGTTAGTTGGACCAAAAAGGATGGTTCTAATACTACTGGAACAATTGTTGGACCAAGTCAAAACCCAAATGAAACAATTGTTAAAACTCAAAATGGTAATCAAATTTCTATTAAGACAATAAAACTAACACCAAGTACAAGTCTTAATGAAGGTAAGTACATAAAAGATAAGAGACTTATTCAATTTTTACAGAAAAGCCTATCATACGATAAATTAAAATCGTTTGAAGACTTTATGAATAGAGTTGAAATAATCAGGAATAAAATTAAAAAGATTGACCCAATGGGTGATAAGGCTATTCAAAATTTTATGTCTGAATATAGTTCAAACCCAATTATGTCAACTGATTTTCAAAAATTATTCTCAATAGACCCTAATAATCCACAAGCTGTAAATGCGCTTAAGGCTTTTATTGATGATATTTTTATTACGGTTTATTCTGGTAAATTCAAATATGGTAACATGATTGATAAGATGGCTGGAATCGGTGGAAGTATAAATTCATTGGAAGAAGAAGCTGGGTATAATTTTAAAGAACCAAATAAATCATTTAAAAAAGATGCTCAAAATAGAGGTTCATTTAAAAATAATTTGGTTAAGTTCTTATCAACAACAATTAATTTGTTCCAATATATGAATAAATTAAAGGATAGTGGTAAATTAAATTCTGGTAAAAAAACAAGTAATTCTGGTTCACAAAAACCACAAGCACAACCACAACAAAATAAAGAACCACAAGCACAACAAAATAAAGAACCACAAGCACAACAAAATAAAGAACCACAACAAGTACAACAAGCTAAACCAGCTGGTCAAGCAAATCCGAATAGAAATCCAGAAAAATCAGAAATATCAAATGATATAGAATGGATGGAAGAAAATAAGAGTGTGAAAGAAAATATAGAAAGAATTAAAAAAATAATGTTTAGTTAAATAAAAAACCCAAGTTAATCTTGGGTTTTTTTATGTGTATTATTTTTATTTATAAATTTTTATGATTTATCCATTTTTTTTTATTTTAATGATATTTATAATAAACAATAAACATTAGTATGCAAATATGCTAATAAATATTTTAAAAAAGAAAAAAATATGTCAGATTTATTAATGAAAATGCCCTTACCATACGAACCTAAAAGGAAAAATCGTTGGTTAATAACTTTCCCAGCTGATTTGGGTATTCAACAATGGTGGTTAGAAAGTGCTTCTAGGCCTTCAATTACACAAAATGAAACAGAAATTCAATTTTTAAACACTTCAACATGGGTTATTGGTAGATTTACTTGGGAAGCAATTGACGTTACATTTAGAGACCCTATTGGTCCTTCTGCATCACAAGCACTTATGGAATGGGTTCGTCTTCATTCTGAATCAATTACTGGTCGTCAAGGTTATGCCGCTGGTTATAAGCGTCAAGTTAATCTTGAGATGCTTGACCCGACTGGTGTTGTTGTTGAAAACTGGCTTTTAGATGGTACTATGCTTACAAACGTTAGCTTCGGTGACTTAGGTATGGATGATGATGGTATCGCTCAAATTACAGCAACTTTACGTTTTGATAGAGCTATACTTTTATTCTAGTATCTTATTCGACAAAGCTATATTATTATTTCCGTCAAATACTTGACTTGTATTAATTCTTTTAGTATATTTGTATAAATAACAAGTATATTAAAAGAATTTTTATTTATGGTAATTTGTAAAGAATGTAATAGAGAGTTTGAAACGTTAGATGCTTTAAGAAGACATCGTGTTCAAAAACATAAAGTATCCGCTGAACAAACATATATTGATTATGTATTAGATGGAATTGAACCTAAATGTAAATGTGGTTGTAATGAAAAACCTAAATTTTTAGGTGTTGAAGTTGGTTTTAGGGATTATAAATTAGGTCATGCTTCTAGGGTAAATAACAATTGGGGACATAATCCTAATGCTATAAAAAAATCACATGAAACTCAAAAAAAAATGCACGAGAATGGTGAGCTAACAATTTGGAATAAAGGGTTAACAATTGAAGACGATAGAGTTAGGGATAATATTACTAAAGTTATGTCAAACCCAGAACGTGGTAACAATATCTCAAAAAAATTAACTGGTGTTGCTAAGAGTCAGGAACATATTAAAAAAATAAAGGAACATTCAAAATTAAGATGGGAAAATCCAGAAGAACGTGAAAAACAATCTAATAGAAGAATGGAGTATATAATTAAAAATGGTTTTACACCAACTTCAAAATTAGAAGAAACATTTGAAAAAATATTAATTGATAATTTTAATTTTAAACTTGATAAGGATTATTACTATCAATTTTATGTTAGAAAAATTAAAGCAATTTTTGATTTTAAAATTTCAGGTAAAAAAATATTAATTGAGGTTGATGGTGATTATTGGCATTGTAACCCAAATTCAAGATATGCTGAACCAACTTCAGATGCACAAATAGGTAATTTAATTCAAGACAAAATTAAATCTGAATGGTGTATTGAGAATGGTTTTAAATTACTTAGATTTTGGGAATCAGATATTAAAAATGATTTAGAATCGGTTATTAAAAAATTAAAAGAAGAATTACTTTAAATTTACAAAATTTATTACAAAGAACCCTATGGATAATTCTATGGGGTTTTTTATTTGTGGTATTTACAAAAAAATTATATTATCTATATTTATTAGAATAAAGTTTTAAAAATATGAGTGATATAAAGCCTAATGTATTTCCAAAGGTACAACTAAAAACAACAAATCAAGAAACAACAAATCAAGAAACATTAATTCCAAAACCAGAAGATATTAAACAAATATCAAGTCAACCTGAGTATGAAGAAAAATTACCAGAACTTATTGATGAATTTTATAATGGTGGTAAAACAAACACGCCGTTAGATGATGCTATTGAGCAAATGAGACTTAGAACTTTAGAACAATTAAGGCTTAGGAGTGAAGCTAAACAAAAAGAACAAGAAAAATCTAAGGATGAAGTACAAACTGAAAAACCTAAAGAACAAATAAAAGAACAACCTAAAGTTATTGTACCAACAAAACAAACAATAACATCACCAATTAAAACAAATTTTAATATGAATTCACAAGATTCTTACATTGAACAATTAAGTCAACCTCAATATAATATGAGTTTTGATGTTATTCCTTTACCATCTGAGGGTAAACTTTATAAAAATAAAAAAGCTAATGTTAGAGTAGCTTATATGACAACGGCAGATGAGAATATTCTTACATCACCTAATTTATTAAAAAGTGGTGAATTTTTAGAGATTCTTATAAATAGAAAACTTCTTGAGCATGATTTAAGATATCGTGATTTACATGTTGGGGATAGAAATGCGATTATGCTTTGGATTAGGGCGACTGGTTATGGTGAAATGTATCCAGTAACACTTTTTGATGAAAATAATGACCCATTTGAAACGGAGGTTAACCTTAATACATTAAAAGTAAATAAATTAGGAGCTGAACCAGATGCTGAAGGGTTATTTAATTTTAAATTACCAGTATCTAAGTTTAATATTAAATTTAGACTATTAAACGTTGGTGACATTGATGATATACAAAAGATTGTTGATGATGAAGAAAAAAATGGTATACCAATAAATAATACATCAACATATGCTTTAGAAAGACAATTGGTTGAAGTAGATGGTGAAAGAAATAAAACCCTTATAAAAGAATTTGTTCAAAATATGAGGGTTGGTGATGCTAAGGCTTTAAGGGACTATATAAGTAATATTGAAAGTGGTGTTGATTTAAATATTGAAGTTGGAACCCCTGGAGGTGGTTCCATTAAAACATTTCTTCCACTTAACTTCAAGTTTTTTTGGCCTAACATTTCAATATAAAGCTGAATTATGGGAAGAAATATTTCTTTGTACACAACATATGAATGTAACTTATGCTGATGTTATTATGATGCCAACTTGCGAAAGAAGATTTTATTTAGGTTTATTAGTTAAAAAGAAAAATAAAGAAAGAGAAATGGTTGATGGGCAAAAAAATTCAACTGGAAAGGGTAAAAGACAATCATCAATAAGTGGGAGTGCATTAAAAAGTAAAATAAAAACTGGTGAAATACCATTAAATTAAAAAGAACCCCATATGGGGTTTTTTTATTTTAAGATATTTATATAAAAATAAAGTAATGGCAGTTAACGAAAAAAATAATAGTGGTGGTAATGATGGTGGTAAAATTGTACCAAATAGTAAAGATTTACAAAATTCGGAACAATTAAGTAAAATAATTGACGAATGGGGTTCTAGTGCAGCTAAGTATGTTAGGATACTTAGAGAAACTCATGATGTTCAAGATTCAATTAAAAAAGATAGTTCAGAATACTTAGAGTATCTTAAAAAGTGGAAAAAAACACAAACTGAAATTAATTTTTTAGAAGAAAGATTATTAAAATTAAATAAAGAAAATAAAGAGGAAAACAATGAAAGGATTTCTCAGTTAATTAAACAAATAAATTATTTAAAGGAGCAAAATAATGAAATTAAAGAAGGTCTTGATTCTATTAATAAATGGAATTTAGGTCTTCAAATGTCAGGTAAAATACTTGCAAAAATACCAGATTTAATGATGTCTGGTTTTGGTATGATTAAAAATAGTGGTGTTTTTGAAATAGATAAAGCTATTAAAAAATCAGCATTAAGTTTAGGTGTTTTTAATGATAAAGCCAATGATTTTAGAGGTAATTTTTTCGATGCTGTTGACCAAACTTCACAAATTGGTGGTAACATTGAACAAATGTCCAAAATGCAAAATGAATTCAGTGATGAATTAGGTAGGTCTGTTGAACTTGGTTCAAAGGGGTTAGTGGCTATGACTCAAATGGCTCAAGGTACTGGTTTAGGTGAAGAAGCCGTAATAAAATTGGCGGCTAGTTTTGATAAATTAGGTATGTCAGTTGAAGATGCTCGTGATTTTACCCAAGATACTTATCAAGAAGCTAGAAAATTAGGTCTTAAACCTAAAAAAATACTTAACGACATAACCAATAATATGGATATGTTAAATAAGTATGATTTTAAAAATGGTGCCAAAGGTTTAGCTAAAATGGCTGAAACAGCTAATAAATTGGGAATTGAGATGAAAACAATTGAACCAATGGCTGATAAGGCTTTTGATATTGAAGGTGCTGTTGAAATGTCAGCCCAATTACAAGTATTGGGTGGTAGTTTATCAAGTTTGGCAGACCCATTCAAATTAATGTATAAAGCACGTAATGATGTTGAAGGATTAACTCAAGATTTTGCTGATGCCGCAAAATCTTCAATGCATTTTGGTAAGAATGGTATAGAAATGAACACATATGAGATGTCAAGACTTAGAGAGGCTGCTAAGGCTACTGGTGTTGAATATGATAAGATTGTTACTATGGGTAGAAACCAATTAAAATTAGACGAAATTAAAAAAAGAATTAGTCTTTCTGGTGAACCCGATAAAGATTTAGAAGAATTTTTAGCTAATAAAGCACAAATTAGTAAAAATGGTGTAATAACCTTAAATATTAATGGTGATACTAAAGATATTAAAAATTTAAATAAGCAACAACTTATTAATGAAATGAATAGACAAAAAACTCTTTCGGAGTTGGCTGAAAATTCAAAAAGTTTTGATGAGAGTATTGATGGGATTATTAATAAATTTAAAGTTGATTTTGCTAAAGGATTTTTAACAGATGAAAACATGAAACGTATTTCAAATGGGTTTAAAAAATTAACCGATACGTTAAGTGATAAAGGTTTTCAAGAAGCGATAATTGGTTTTGGTAAGGCAGTTGGAAAAGTATTTTCATTTGTTGTAGAGAATTGGAAATTAATTGCTGGTGTTTTTCTTGGTGGTAATATGGTAAAGGCTCTTTCAGATGTTGGACAATGGATTGAAAATGGAGTTTTACTTTCTGAAGGGTTTTTATTTGGAATGAAAAAAAATAATTTAATTAGCCTTACTGGTGGTGGTGGTGGTGGTGGTGGTGGCCCTACTGTAGGTGGTGGTTTAGGTGTTAGTGCCGCTAATGCAGCTACAACAGCTGAACAAGAAGGTATGATATTTGCTGAGGGTCAAGCTGCTAGAAATGTTACAAATATTAGTAACGATATAGGAGAAACTGGAACAAATACAATTAATAAAGTTGGTGGGGTTACAACACAAAGTGTTCAAAATGTTGAAAAAGCATCTACTAGTGTAATATCTAAAATTGGTAACGTTGCAAAAGGTACTTTAGGTGCTATTGGTGGTACTGTAACTGGTGGTCTTTTAGGTAGTGGTGCTTATGAGATGACTAGTGGAAAACAAGCTAATAAAGGTGGTACATTTGGTGCGATAGCTGGTGGTGCTTTAGGTACTATTGGTGCTCTTTTATTAGCACAACCAGAATTAATCCCACTTTTTTCAACACTTGGTTCTTCAGCTGGTTCATATATTGGTAATAAAATTGGTGAGGTTAATGATGGGGTTGTATTTAATCCTAACGATAAATTTATGAAGGTTAATGATGGTACGATGATTGCTGGTACTAATGTTAATGGTAATAAAGATTTAGCTAGAGTATTGGGTTCACAACAAGTTAACGCACCATCAACACCTATTAATTCATTACCAGGTAATTTAAATGTACAATTAGGTGATTTAAAAATAAATGGCTCAATTGAATTAAAATTAGGTAATAATATAACTCAAGAATTGGGTACTCAATTGATAAATGACCCATCATTTATCAGAAATATATCAAGATTAGTTAACCAGGCTACTCAAACATCTGTTTCTGGTAAACCTGGTTTAGTTAAAAGCTAATAAATATTTAAAAAAATAATTAAAAATAAGTTGATTTTATAATTTTTTTTACGTATATTTGCATATAATATATTAAATAACAACTATTAAATAACTATATAATTATAGATTATAATTATTATTATAATTACAATAAAAAATATAAAATAAAATATAGGCCCTAAATGGGTCTATTTTATTTTATACAACCTTTATTTTGTTAAATTTTTTTATATAATACTATTTATATAAAAAGATTTATACTATGCCATTGTATTATAATACATCAATACCAACAGATAGTACTCGTAATACTATAAATAGTGTTACTGTTGGTACAGTAACTGGTAATGATATTCGTGACTTCTTATTAAGTAAAAATATCATAAACCCTATTAAATATCCACAGAAAGCTATATTTCAAGGAACTGGACCACTTGGTGGTGAACCAGTATTAGATACATTTGCTAATAATGGTGATTCGGTAATTAATCAATTACCAATCGAATCTGAGACTTTTCGTTATGAAAATAATGTTATTAATAATAGATTTGTTAATTCTGATGGGTTACCACCAACATTTGTTAAAATTGAATACCAACTAATAGAATCTAATCCAGATTATCCAACATCACCAAATCCAGATAATGGTACAACTGATTATTATAAAGAAGATAGAAATAAATATGGTATTTTACCTAAATCTAATTTATTATCGTATAGAGAAAAATCTACATTAAAGAATTTATATGTTGATAATACTAAACAAGTTGATGTATCAGATTATATTGTACTTCAACCAATTAATACTAATTCTCAAATAAGTGGTGGTTATTTAGATAAATATGGTGGGATAAACTTAGGTCAAGGTGTAGCAGTTCAAGCCGCTAATATTTTAGGTAGTGCAATTAATGGTCAAGGTATTGGTATTTCAAATCTTAATGGTGGATTATCAAATAGTTTTGATATTAGAAGTTCTTTAGCTGGTAGAGCTTTAACAGCAGCTGGCATACTTAAAGATACTAAATTAGGTGTTATTGGTGGTCAACAATTAGCTTTAGCCTTAGCTAATAACGCAGCGTTTAATACACAAAAGCAAATATTAGGTTTATTTGATGTTAGTACAGATATTACTAATATTATTCAAGGTAAAGGTTTAAATGGTTTTAGAAAAAATTATACAATTACTGTTCCTTCTAATACTAAACCATTAACATATGTTGAAAAAGTATTAGGTTTTTATACACCGAATTCTTTTTTAAGTAGTGATGGTTCACCATTCTCAAATGAAAATGGTTATGTAACCGACATGCAATGGACTAACAGTATGCTTATTAATACTGGTGATGGACAAATTGATTCACTTACAGCTAATATTAAAGCTAATCTTGGTTTAGGTAAAAATGTTTCTAATGGATATAATCAAGACGATACACCATTTAGAAGTGGTTATTCACCAGGTTATACTGACCATAAACGTAAATTTATAGTAAACCCTAATGGTTACGCATTTATGACAACTAAGGGTGATTTATACCCATTTGTTAATGCTTTAACAACAACAACTGGTGGTACTACTACCACAAATAAAGTAATTCCAGATTTAAATTGGAATAGAGAGGCGATTGTTGTTGATTATGGTTTTGTTAGTCCAGAAGATGGTAATATCCATTATAATGTTGACGATGGTGCACCATTCAAAACTAATTTTACTTGGATTACTAATAATGGTGATGCTTTAAATTCAAATAAAGGTGGAATCACGTTTCAAGGTGATTTAGCCACACCTTCAAATAATAAAAAATCACTATTATGGAAAACCCAATTATTATTTAACGATAAAGGTATGAAAAATATCGTATCTGTTAAGGGTGATATGGGTATTAAAAAGAGTACACAAATACAAACAGTATCTTCAGTTGGTGGTATATCTAAGGGTTCAGCTGTCTTAACTAATTGGATGTTTAATCCAAAAGATGGGTCAATAATGAAAAATGCTACTGGGCAAACTGCCGATAATACTTTTTGTAGGGCTTGGACACCATATAATAGATATGATTCATTAAGTAAATTAATAAGAAGTGCTGGTATCAATCAAGCTGAAACACCTGGTAATGGAAATACAATACAAAATAGGTGGAGGTTAAATTATCAAGGTTCTGTATTAGATGATAATGGTTTTGTTAAAATTGTTCCATATAAGACTGATAAAGATATTGATAGAAGTGGAACTTATGGTGGTGGAATACCAACCTCACCTAAGAAATATATGTTTTCAATAGAAAATTTAGCTTGGGCTGGTCAAGCGGCATCTAACTTATTACCAATTGAACAAGGACCTGGTGACCTTTTAACGGGTAAGTTTGGTAGAATAATGTGGTTTCCACCTTATGATTTAACTTTTAGTGAAACAAGTAACGTTAGTCTTGAAACAACAAATTTTATTGGTAGAGGTGAGCCAATATATACATATAATAACACTGAAAGAACAGGTAATTTATCGTTTAAAATATTTGCTGACCATTCTAGTATTATGAATACTTTTGCTGGTAAAAATGGGCCAAGTGAAGATTTTGTTCGTTCATTTTTATCTGGTTGTATTGATTTAGAAGCAAGTTGGGGAAATAAATTTACATATGATGAAATGCATCAAGTAAAAATTAAAACGGTGACTGAAGTACCAAAACAACAAGTCGTAAAACCACCAATATATATCTTTAGTTTTTATTTTCCAAATGATGTTTATGACATTAATTATACCCGTAATCTTAATGATGGTACCTTAGTTAAATTTTATGAACATAATAGCAAACACGAAAATAAAAATGGTGATTCTGTTGATGGTATTGGTGTTTATGCTGGACAAGAGGGTAATAATTGGGTTGATAATACCAATTATGATTTTAATCTTGGTGTTGAAGGTCCAACAGGTAAAAAATATGATTCAGTTTTTAGTCCAAATTTTATTTCTGATTTAAATACTTGGTTAAATACAGAAATAAAGGATGGTGGTTGTAAGGGTTGTACAGCTAGAATTAGTGGTAAGGCAAGTAGTCAGACTGTTGCTAATAATATTAATTCACAACTAGCACAAGAAAGAGCTAAAAGTTTAAACGAGTTTATTACTTCTAATTTTCCAAATGTAAAATGTAAAATAACAAAAACAAATGTTGGTACTGGTAACAATCCTTATGGTACTTATTCAAAAGATGGTTCTACTGATTCTCAGGCTGCTAAATTTGACAGAATAGCTTCAGTTACCTTTACTATTGACCCAGAAAAAATACCAATTGAACAACCAAAAATCACACCTATTAATGGTAGTATACCAAGTAGTTTTAGTAATGGGTTTTTAAAAAGATTTTATACTGAATTAGATTTTTTTGAAAAATTACAAAAAGGTGACCCAGCTAATGGGATTCCAGCAGATACATTTATTTTTGATAAATTTAGGGAAAAAATAAGATATTTTCACCCATCATTTCATTCTATTACACCTGAAGGATTTAATTCTAGATTAACATTTTTATTACAGTGTACAAGACAAGGTGCAACACAAAATTCAACTGGTGACCCACAAAATTTAGCATTTGGTCAACCACCAGTTTGTATTTTAAGAATTGGTGATTTTTATAACACAAAAATAATGATTGATAATGTTACCTTTAATTTTGATGATAACCTGTGGGATTTAAATCCTGAGGGTATAGGTGTTCAACCGATGATTACAACTGTTAATATATCATTTAAATATATTGGTGGTTCAACGCTTTATGGACCTATTAATAAGCTTCAAAATGCTTTATCTTTTAATTATTTTGCAAATGCTCAAGTTTATGACCCAAGAGCTGATTTTATCACTAAATCACCAGATATTGTTGTAAAAGGTGAGACTCCTTCTGACCCAGATACTAAAAATCAACAAACAGCTTTTGATGCTCAAAAGTATCAATTAAATACTGGTTTAAATCCTTTAACACAATCAATGGGTAAAATTACAGATGCTGAAATTGAAAAATTATTTGGTCCATCACAAAGTGATATACAACCAATAAATGCTCAAATTGCTGCAAATCCTAATACTAGCTTAACTGATATACAAAGACTAGAACTTTATAATTTATCGGCAGATACAACATCATGGTATTTCAATATTGGTAGGAAAGATTTAACCGATGATGGTTCGTTAAAACAAGATTACCCTTTATCTGTTAATATTATTGATGGTACAAACACATATAATATTGATTTAACAACTTACTTAGCTGATGATACACCATTAAAAAGTAATGAAACAAGTCAAGATTTTTCATTTCCATTTACATACTTAATACCTAATTTTACTGGTATAACACCTAATATAAATTATACTTTTAATGTAAAAGTTGGTGATGCTGGTACTTTAACAGGAAATTATAGTGGTGATACACTAATCAATTCTTCAAGTGCATCATCATCTGATAAAGCACCAAAAATTGTTGGGTTTAAAAGTTATGAAATTCATTCAACTCTTTATGATTATGTTTATACATTTAATGTTAGTATAAATACAGAAAATATTTATATCATATGTGGCAATACTATTACTCAAATAATAAGTGATTCAGAATTACAAAGTTTTGTAAATAAAGGTATAAAAATAACACTCGAAAATTCTGTTAATCCAAGTGATTTTTCAGAATCGTTAATTATTAATTATCCAGTATACACCCCAATTAATGGAGATATAAATAATGGTTCTATTTGTACAAAAAATTGTGATAACCCATTAGGTCAAGCTGTTGGTAGTATTGGCGTTTATCTTGGTTCACCAATAGGGTCTAACCCTACAGTTAAATTAGTTGATGGAACTTATGTGTTGAAATTATGGTATAATGGAACAATAATACAAAAATCAATGGTTCAAATACCTTTTGATGGTTCTAGTCAAACTAAATATTTTTAATATATGGCATATTTTGATAGATATAATAATTTTAGGGTTAATGGTGCAATGAAACCAATACCAGGTTTAATTTTACCACCACTTTCATCAGATAAACAAATTATTTATGAATTAGGTAAATCAAGACTTGACATTATAAGTAATCAATACTATAATAGTCCTTATTATGGTTGGCTTATTTTATTGGCCAATCAAGAATTTGGTGGTTTAGAATTTAATATTAAAGACCAATCAATTTTAACAATCCCATTTCCATTTGAAAGTGCGATAGAAAGATATATAACATCGATTAATACATACAAGTCTTTATATGGCGAACAATAGTCAAAAAATAATTAAACCAATTGGTACTAGATTAAATTTAGTTGACCCAAATAATTTTGAGTATCAATATGCTGGTAATTCATTTGATGATAATAGTCAATTTAACATGTCTGTGCCAAACGAAGATTTGTGTATTATAGTTGAACTTAAAACAAATCAAACTAGCAGAACAGTTTTAAATAGTAATAATTCTAATTTTACAGTTAATAATACTAATGCTGGTAATTCAAAAATCTTAGTTAATTTTATCGGTGGTAAAAATGATTCAACAGTTACTAATGACCCAAAAAGTAGTTATTTAACGACAAGTTATACTGATGTATCAGATATATCAACCAATAATAATGCTGTTGATGAAGCATTGGGTATAACTAGTATTGACATTGAATTTAATTCACAATATGCACCCATGATTAATATCAACTTTATTGATATTAGAGGTGCGGCTATATTTCAAAATGGCGCAAAATCAAAATATGGTGTTTTTTTTAAATTACCATATCCAATTTTTCAATTAAAAATTAAGGGGTATTATGGTAAACCAGTTGTATATTGCTTACATATGATTAAATGTACAACTAAATTTAATTCTCAAACTGGTAATTTTGAAATAGCGGCACAATTTGTTGGTTATACATACGCAATGCTATCTGATATGATTTTAGGTTATATGAGAGCAGCTGAAGAAACTACTAGGGGTAAAGAATTATTATCATCAAATTATAGTGGTATACCATCAATTAATAAATTATTATCAGATATTGGAAATATTGATAGGGGTGGTAGTGGTACTGATATACCACCAGAATTAGATAAAAAGATTAAGGCTTTACCAACTATTCAATCAGATGTTAGTTCAATAAAAACTTTAATAACTTCAACAATTAATTCTTTTAATACGTCAAATACAAGTTTATTAAATAGTGGTAATGCTAATGACCCTAGCAATAGCAATACTTATAATATTTCAATATTAAATGGTGCTGTTGATGATAAAACATTACAAACTTTTAGTACTGATTTTAATAAATTATTATTAACTTTTGATACTGACGTTAGAACAAATAAATTTTTGGATAATTTACAATATTCTGATACAACAAGTGATAAAAAACCAAATGTATTAAATATTAAATTAAATGATTTAATAAACCCAACAAATAAAGTTGATTTATATAATACAATAAGTTCAGCATATAACGTTGATTCTAAATCAACCGATATTTTAGATGAAATAATAAAAAATTTAATTAACGTTTCCAATAGCATTTCAGATAAAAATTCAACCGTATTTTTTTATGATTTTAACTCTTTATTATCAATATATGTTAATAATAAAAATAGTGCTATTGATTCATTAAATAAAGATTTAAATCTTCAATTAGTTTCAGCCGCTGAAACAAATTTAAAAAGTTTAAACGTTGATACCTCAATAAGAGGTATGCTAAGTGTTTTTACAACTGGTATTGAAATATTCTTACAACAATTAATCGAAACATCACAAAGATATCAAGAAAATAATAGAGTTAAAGAATTATTGGGTTTAGGTATAGAAAATTTAGATATATTAAATAATAAAAATAATAAAAATAATAATTCATCAAATAACCCAACTGTAATATATCCTTGGCCAGAATATGTTTTAAATGGTGAAGAAACATATATTGGTGGACCAAATGGTGTTAAAAATCCAGATAATGTACCAGAAATTCAATTAGTTAATGCATTATATCAAGGTTTTAAAGAAAATGAATTAGTTAATAATTCAAGTGTTGGTGGACCAAATACAGCCAATTGGTTTGCCAGTAACCCAGTTGATTCATCAATAAATTTTATTGGTTTTAATGAAACCAATGAAACAAATCCATATAATAGATTAGGGAATAATGCAACAAATTTAGATATAATAAATTATATAGTTATTAGAGCTGTTACCTTTTTAGGGTTTTCAAATAGACTTATATCAGAAGCTGAAATAACTAACAGTAATGGTGATGGCTTTGCAGATAAAGAAGCGGCAAATTTCATATCCGCTTATCAAAATAATAATAATTTAATATCGGCAGTTAACTTACAATTAAATTCAATCATCTCAACAAATAGTATTTTAGATTTAAAAATAAATGATGTACAAATATTTGATTCAAATAATAATTTTAGGGGTAGTTTTGTACCAATAAAGTCAAAACCAAAAACTACCTCAAATGTTAATACTTCAAATACTAGTCAAACAGTTACTGCGAATTTTTTTGAAGATTATCATTTAATAAGTAGTGATATTACCAATGAAGATATTAAAAAAAATGATTTTTATTTAAATAATCTATTTGGACCAGCATTATCAGCTGATAAACTTGATAAATCACCATTTGATGGTGGTATTGGTTATGACCCTAACACAATACCCAGATATTTAGATTTTATAGATAAAAACCAATATGATACACAAACACCTAATGTAATAAAAGCAGCAAAACCAATTAATTTTAAAAAATTATCTGATTTAAAGTTAACACCAACACCAACACCTGATAATTTAATTGATGTTGGTTTTTTAGCTAATGCTGGTAAATATGGTGTTCAAGAATTTACAACAATTGATTATTCTAATTCAATATATACTTTAAAAAATAATGCAACGACTTTATATTTTTATAGTTTATTTTTTGATAATGCAATTAACCCAAATACTAACATTGGTTACTTAACGTATCCAAGAAATTATGATGGTGTTGGTTATACAACTGATTATGATATTAAAAATAATAATTTTAAAGAAATAACTTCTAGTTCACCTTATGTTACAATAGACGAATTAAATAGTATTTTCATTGCTGGACCAAATAAATCACAAAATACAACCCCTAATTATAATACTAGGCAAAATTTTGGTGCAAATATACAATTAATATCTGATTTAAATAATGCTGAATACCCATATGCTACATTCAGTACCGCATCAAACATACTGAATAATAATGAACCTGAAACTCAAGAAACATTGATTAGTTTATTTGGTTCTCGTTTGTATAATAAACAAAGCATAACTGGACAAACATTTTTATTTTTACATTCACTACCATGGAGAGGTTTAATTTATTCAAGTAAACCAGGCGCATTTAAATTTGGTATTTTTAATGATGATAAAATACGAAGTATTTTTAAATATAGGACTGGTTTTATTCAAGTACCTAAATTATTCCCAGCATTTATCGGTGGTTTATTACTTAGATATCAAGAAGGTTTACTTGGTAAAGATATAATAGATTGGGGACCAAGTAATGATAACTATATACCAGTTTTTAATAGTGATTCAAATGGTCACATTCCAAAAACCGATGAATATCTAAGAGTTGATATTAAAGATATTTTATCTTCAATGGCTTTTGGTGCTAAAGAATTTTCTAATTATGCTAAATTAGAAGACACTTTACTAAATTTACCACAATCCGTTAAGGATTCGTTTATTCAAGAATTTTTAAATTTTTCTCTAACATATGATAATGATGTGAATCAATATTGTCAAATAAAACCTAAATCTACTTGGGAAAATTCATTTAAAAATATTGTAAATGGAACTAAAAATGTTGATACAATTTTAAATAATTTTGACTTACCAAAAAATGGTAAAATAACTGATTATAAAGTTATCACATATGCAAATACTGTTAATGATGCTAATAATAATGTTGATTATTGGGTTGGCTATTCATTATTTTTAGAATATGCTGATGGCAGCTCACAATCAAAAATATTAAAAAATTTAATTTTTGATTATACGTATATATCAAATGATTCATATTTAATATGGAGCGATGATATTTTTAATGATAATTATAATAATGGTGTTACTATTAATTATACAATTAATATACCTAGTTCTGTAATCATTAATTATTTAAAAGCATTTAAAGGTATTACTAATACTAATGTTACCAATACACAAAGTTCTTCAGTTTCACAAACACAAGAATTAGCAATTAAATTTGAAACTTATAGAACATTAAAAAAAATATATGAGAAGTGGATTAACGTTTTAGAAAACAAATATACTAATGGTTCTAACGATGTAATATTTCAGTGCTGTACTCAAGGTACTTCAGTTGGTGATAGATTAAAAAAAGATACTGATATAGCTAAAAATCTCGGTGGTTATAATACACCAAGATTAATAGATAGTTTCAGATTTTTAGATAAAAATTTTAATGATATTAGTAAATTATTTAATATTAATCCATTAAGTTTTTATAAAATGATTATAAATAGCCCTAATATAAATTTTTATGATATGGCTGGTCGAATACTTACAGATAATCATTTTAATTTTATTGCATTACCATCATTTGTTGACTATAATAATCCAGATGAGGTTGTTAATATGTTTACACCCTATACATATTACGAGGCTTCAACTAGGACAGTACAAGGACCATCATTTGTTTGCGTTTATGTTGGTCAAACATCAACTAAATTAGATTTTGATAATGACCAAGATTATGGTCATCCAAATGATGGGTTTGATTTAAATGGTAAGAATTTACCACAAGATTTCTCAAATTTAGCTAAAGATTGGGAAGATGTACATGCTGCTTTTGTTGTTAGATATGGTCAACAAAATCAAAATATATTTAAGGATGTAAAATTAGACCAAGCTGAGTTTAGTGAAACGGCCGAATCATTATTAGTTGTTGATAATATAGCAAATAGTCTTGGTAAAACAAATCTTACATATGCTGGTCAAAATCTTTATGACGTTTATTCAGTTAGAAGTTATAAAGCTGAAGTTGAAATGCTTGGTAATGCCATGATTCAACCAATGATGTATTTTCAATTAGAAAATATACCATTATTTCATGGTGCTTATTTAATTACAAAAGTTACACATTCGATTAAACCAAACCATATGTCAACAACATTTAATGGTACTAGGATAAAATCTGGAAAAACACCACTTCTTACACAATCAGAAATTGTTGCCGATTTATTAACTAGTTATGGTTATAGTGTTCAACCACAAAGCATAGACTTAACAAAAAATTATGTTGATAAGTATCACGCAATACTGTATAGAAATTTACCAAGTAATAATACTATTGTTCGTACAACTGGTACACCTATTTCAACAAATTTAGAAACAAATGTACCAAAAACAGCTTTAGCTGAGTATAAAACATTTGGTAATGGTACATACACAACACCTAAAATGAATAATAGAATTAATGATTATTTTAATAAAATAGGTTCACCAGATTATACACAATGGAGTGCGGCTTTTATATCGTATGTAATGTATTCTGCTGATAATACTTTTCCAATAAATGAATCACATTGTGGTTATGTAACACAGGCAATGAATGGTGAGAGTGGTTATGAGGTTTTTCCACTTAATTCTGGTTTAAAAATAAAAGCAGAGGTTGGTGACATTTTAACTTTTTCTAGACCTGGTGGTTTTTATAAATCACATTCCAATGTGATATATGAAGTTAACGGTAATGTCGCTAAATTAATGGGTGGTAACGTTAGGGGTGTAAATGGTAATACTGTAAATATTAGTACAATTACATTGGATGATGGGTTTATCACAGATAATGTTAAATTTCCAGTTGGAAATGATTACAAATTATTAACTAAAAATACTGGTGGTGTATATTACGACCATAAAACTAACTTATCTGATTACCCAATAGATTCAGTAAATCAAATTACATCAATTAATACAAAACAAACTAGTAAACAATTAAGTGCTAATCAATTAACTGTTAAAAATTTCTTTAAAGATTATTTTACGTCTTATGAAAATGGTAAATATTCTAGTAAAGCAAAAGAAATTACAGCTGGTATTATGGGAAATATTCAAGCAGAATCTGATTTTAATCCGACTCAAATAACCGCAGATTCAAATCATCAATATGCTTTTGGTTTAATTCAATGGAACGGTATTCAAGATATATTCAAACAAATTGGTAATGTTCCAACTAGTCGAGATAAAGCTACAGCAGCATCACAAATGGGTAGTATTGTTGGTAATGATACTAGTTCTCAATTAAATTCTATTGTAAATAATAATGGTAAAAATCCAGACTTTAAAAATTATGTTAAACAACTTAGTATAATAAATTCAGCAAATGATTCAGCATTTTTCTGGGCTAATAAAGTAGAAATATGTGATAATTGTAAAAGAAGAGATTCACCAGTTATAATAAAAAGACAAGGATTTGCTAATGATTTTTTCAATAGATTTAATAATCAAAGTGACCCACTAGCTTGGTAATTAAAAATTATTTCGTATATTTGCCGACATGAAGATTGGTAATATTGTTTCAACAACAAATATAAGTGTTTCTGAAGATTTTAATGTGGTTCAATCCTTGGATAAAATTATTCAAGGATTACCTACATTAATTATTGGGTGGGATTACGTAAGACAAAACTACCCAGACTATGATATAATAGATAAAAAACTATCTGATAATCTTTTTTGGACATTTAAAAAAACAGAAAGAAGAAATGTTCACGAAGAAGATATTTATTACTTCATACAAAATTGCTATAATAATCTTATTAAGGATATCGTCTATCATTTTATAGACCCATTCGCATTAACACCCAAATCAATAAAGAAATTACTTAAAAAAATAAGCTCAAGTAAATCAATAAGCTATCACCATGAAAATATGGTTTATATTTACATTGAAAATTTTATACTAGGTGTTGATATTTCCTTACTAGAATTTATGGGTTTTAGCCGTGAAAAAATATTATCAAAAATAAAAACAAAAACAAGTATCTTTTTGAATAAAGATATGATATTTATAGAATATAAACATAGGGTTGAAGTATTTGAAAATCAAATCAAGTACATACCTTTTTTATATTCGATAGAACATGGATAAAACATTATTATTAGCATCATTTATTTTCCCAGAAAGAGTTGATTGGTTCCTAAATTACCTAGAAAATAAATTTGAAATTCCAAGGAATAAAGTTTTTAGATACGATAACGTTGATGATGAATCTAAAGTCATCTTAACATTCAGATTGAATTTACCAGATGGTAAACGATTAGATTTAAAAGAATTATTTCCTAACGCTATAATTATCCATAAAAAGGGTGATGCGTTATATACAATAAATGCTCTTAATAGTCTAATAGATTCCGAATACCCTGAGTCTAAGGGTAACATTGATTATAAATCAATTAAAATCAATTGGTCAAAATATCAAAACAAATTTATTCTCGTGGATAATAAAGAATTGGTTTTTTTAAACATAAAACGAATTTTTTAATTAATTTAAGATATTTATATAGTATAATATAAATAAATTTTTCACCATGAATACACAAACAAATGAAAAAAATGTTAAAAAAGCCATAGATGCTTTTTTAAATCAACCAACAACAAATGAACAAAATCAAGAAATGGATTGCAGTTCAGGTACTTGCATTATTAAAAATGATAAGAGTATTGTTGAAAGAATCAATAAAAAGATAATCGTTGAAGACGGTAGACAACTATTAATTTAATTATGGCAAAAAAAACAGACCCAAAAATGTTACAAGAAGCTTTAAAGAGATTTAGACTTCTTTCTGAATACAGTTTTTATACTGAAGAACCTAAAAATGATGATAACCTTATCTTAGGTAATGTTGATGAAGCTGACGAAGAATCAAATGATGCTGATATAGATTTTGGTGGTGATGCAAATACTGTTCCACCAGCAGATGCTAAACCAGCCGATGATTCAAAGACAGCTAATCCAGAACCAGCACCACAAGATGCTGCCGCTGGACCTAACGCTACAGCTGATGATGAAAGTGGTGTTGACGATATGGAAACAGCTGATACAAACGATATGGAAACAGCTGATACTGAAGCACCAGAAGAAGATGAGGTTGATGTTGACGTAACACAATTGGTTGATAACACTAAAGATGCCAAAAAAGCTGCTGATGTAGCTGGTCATAAAGCTAGTAAGCTTATGAATAAGTTTAGCGAATTAGAAAGAAAAATCGATTCAATGGCTAGTATTAGTCATAAAATTGATTCACTTGAAAAAGAAATCGCTAAAAGAAACCCAACACCTAATGAAAAATTAGAACTTAGGTCTTTAGATTCAGCACCATTTAATATAAAACTAAAAGATTATTGGAAAGATGTTGATGGTTATGATACTGGTGTTACCGATAAAAAACACAAAGAATATATTCTAACTAAAAGCGATATTGATGACGAATTTTTAGATAGTAATGTAAAGAATTCATTTAATGTTCCAGATGAAGAAGAAGATGAAAGAAACGATTACGAAGAAGAAGATATCTACTAATCAAAATAAAATATAAAAAAGAGGTGCTTAATAGCACCTTTTTTATTTAATATATTTTTTTTTTAATAAAGGTTGTGTTCTTAAATTTTATGGTGTATATTTGCATATATTTACTCGGAAAAACAAAAAAAATAGCTTGACTTTTTTAAAATTTTCCTTATATTAAAGATACAAAATAGTAAATAATACTTAAATATAAATTTAGAAAACAATGAGTACAAACAGTGCACTTATGGCTATGTTAGGTCAGTATGAAAACAACGCTAACGGCTATGCAGAAAAAAAGGAAAACTCCTTTAACGAAAACAATTACTTCGGAACTTATCTTAAAGACAAAGAAAAGACTGGTACGAAGACAGTAAGAATCCTACCAACAAAAGATGGTTCAACACCATTCGTTGAGGTTTGGGCACACAGAATCCAAGTTGATGGTAATTGGCCAACATTCGTGTGTTTGAAGCATGCTAAGGGTGAAGATTGTCCGTTTTGTGAAGCACGCCAAGCTTTATTGGCTAGTGGTAATGAAACAGACAAAGACCTAGCTAAGAAGTATTCAGCTAGGAAAATGTATGTAGTTAAAGTTATCGATAGAGATAACGAAGACCACGGTGTTAAATTTTGGAGATTTTATCATGATTTCCGTAAGACTGGTGTTTTTGATAAAATCTATGGTATCCTACAAACAATTAAGAAAGACATCACAGATGTTAACACTGGTCGTGATTTAGCTATCTCAATTGCTAGAGACCAAAATGGTAATCCAGTTGTTCAAACAATTACGCAATTAGACCCTACACCACTATCAGAAGATTCTAGTCTTTCACAAGAATGGGCTAATGATAGCAGAACTTGGCAAGATGTTTATAGCCTAAAACCGTATGAATATCTTGAAATCATTGTAAAAGGTGGTGTTCCAGTTTATTCTAAGGAAGAAAAAAGATTTGTTGACAAGAATTTAGTTACAGCTAAAGAAGCTAACGCACCTTTAGATACTGAATTAAGTTTGGGTGTTGCTAATGTTAAGAGCAATGTTACAGCAGCTAAATCTACACCAGTGACTAGTTTAGTTACTTCTGATGATTCCGATGATTCCGATGATTTACCATTTTAGAATGGTAAACTAAATATAAATGGGTAGTAATTACTACCCATTTATTTTTTATCTTAAAAATACTAATAAAAAAAATATGGCAAAAAAACCAGAGAAGAAAATTATTCCTAAAAAGGAATTTAACTTAGATGACTTTATCACTACACAAGGGTTAGATGCTACTGTCACTGAAAAAGAATTAAAATGGATACCATTATCTGAAGCATTTCATGATGCGGTAAAGGTACCAGGTATTCCTATGGGTTATTTTGTTAGTTTTAGGGGTTACTCAAACACTGGTAAATCAACAGCTATTTATGAAGCTATAGCTGGTTGTCAAAAACTTGGTGTTTTGGCGGTAATCTTTGAAACTGAAGGTAACTGGAATTGGGAACACGCAAAAAACATTGGTGTTGAACTTAGAGAAGTTCCAGATGAAGAAACTGGTGAGCTTAAGTATAAGCCAAAGGACTTTATTTTATTACAAGGTCCAGACTTATTAAGACTCTACCAAAACTATGACCACCAACATAGTAAAATGGGTACCAAGGCCTTAAGGTACGAACCAGTTGTTGAAGATATATCAGCATTTATGAATGATATTTTGGATAAACAACAAGAAGGTGTGATTCAACAAGATGTTGCTTTCTTTTGGGATTCAGTTGGTTCTATTAACTGCTTCAAGGGTGCGACATCTAAAACAACAAATAATCAATGGACGGCTGGTGCTTTAGCTACTTGCTTCAAGTCATTGATTAATTACCGAATTCCTTCATCAAGAAGAACCGATTGTGAATATACAGCAACATTTGCCGTAGTTCAACAAATTTGGTTGGATAATGAGAACAAGGTTATTAAGCACAAGGGTGGTGAAGCCTTTTTCTATTCACCAAGAATGATATTCCATTTCGGTGGTATATTAACACACAGTACTGAAAAGCTTAAAGCAACTTACAGAGGTGAAGAATATCAATTTGGTGTTACAACAAAAGTAAGATGTGAAAAGAATCAAGTTAACGGTATTGAACAAAAGGGTTCTATTGCCTCTACACCACATGGTTATTGGAATCCCGATAAGATTGACGAGTACAAAGAAAAGTACAAGGATTTTATCAAAGAAAAACTTAACACAGAGTTTGATGATTTTATCATTGAAACTGAAGCAATGTCACTCAGCAGTGAGGACATGAGAATGTAAACATTTTTTTTTAACTAGTAAATTCAAGTGAATTGAATAAAAGACCACCAAAAAGCGGTGAAAGAATAAAGATTAAAAATACACTCTTGGTTGACGGAAATGCCTTATTTAAATTAGGTTATTTGGGTGCCAAGAGTGAGTTTAATCATCGGGGTGAACACATCGGTGGGATTTATCAATTCCTAACGATTCTACGCAAACTATTAACTGAGGACTTATATCATAGAGTCTACGTATTCTGGGATGGCAAATTAAGCGGCCAATTAAGATTTAAAATTTACGAAGCTTATAAGGGTAATCGAAATAAGGATTATATCAACGGGACTCATCCTATTGATGAATCTGAGTTGAAACAAAAGATGATGATTTGGAATTATCTCGATAACCTTTGTATTCGACAATTACAAGATGAAGTTGTGGAAAGTGATGATTTCATTGCTTATTATACCAATAATAAGGATGAGAATGAAAAGATAACTATCTGCACTACTGACCGAGATATGGCCCAACTTATCAAGGATAATGTAAGAATTTATTTTTGTGATTTACGAACTTATATCGATACAACAAATTATTCAAATTATTTCTCACATTACCACGAGAATGCAGCACTAATCAAAACAATCATAGGTGATAACAGTGACTGTATTAAGGGTGTTAAGGGTGTTAAAGAACCTACATTATTGTCATTTTTCCCAGAGTTAAAAGAACGTAAGGTTACACTTGATGAAATAATTAAAAAAGCAGGTGAATTACAAAATGAAAGACTTTCAGCTAAAAAACCACCACTAAAGAGCCTTACAAATATCATCAATGGTGTTACAGATGGTATTCAAGGTGATAAACTATACGAAATAAATTCTAAATTGGTTAACCTTAAAGAACCTATGTTAACCGAAAATGCTGTTGAAGAATTAAACTTCATTATTGAAGCTGAATTTGATACAACTGATAGAAGCGTTAAAAATGTTTATTCTAAGATGAAAATTGATGGAATAGACAGAACAATTGGTGCGAATAGATATCCAGATTACTTAGTACCTTTTAAACAACTAATGGAAAGAGAATTAAAACAAACAAAATTAAACGATGAGTACAACAATTAAAAAAATCGAAGAACAACGTTTTGAATTCTTGTTATATATTAACAAGAATATCATTTGTCAAAGATACTTTAGTATCAAAGACTTTAACCTAGATTCAATTTATTCAATTGAATTGAAAGAATTAATGGATAGACTAGTAGGTATGAACAATGGTAATTTTGGTTCATTAGGTCTTATTACAAGAAATTTAAAGAATAAGGCTGTAGATTATCTTTGGAGAAATTATAACCCACATCAATTTAAAAATGATGAACCAAAGAACAATTATGAAAAGGAAGATATCTTTGAATTTGAAATCAGAGTTGATAAAAATATAATTGCTAAGAGTTATTTCTCTGGTAATCATTTTCCTCAACAAGTTAGATATCAAGTTGATATTAAGGATATTATACCTAAGATTATAACAGATATCAAAGACACATTAAGTCAAAAAATATATAATCACTATTACGGTGATTTGGCACTTTAAGGATATTTATTATAATTAACACTTTTCAACAAAAATTAAAAATGACAAAAATAAAAAGAAATGATTTCAGTTATTTGGGTGCAGACTTTCAAGTTAGGTTAGTAGCACAAATTATAATTGATAATAAATTTGGTGAGTCCATTATTGATATTTTAGACCCGAATTATTTTAGTGCTGAGAATAGTTTAAAAATTATTGTTTCAACAATTATTGACGCTTATAATGATTATAATATCATTCCAGATATGGGTAGTCTTGAATTTAGATTACTTGATAAAGTTAAGCTTGATATTGATAGACAATATACGATTAAGCAATTAAAGTTAATAAAAGAGGCTAACTTAAATGATGGTCTCGAAGTACAAGAAAAAGCCATGTTGTTTTGTAAACAACAAGAGCTACAAAAATCAATAAAGGAAATTCAATCAATTATTGATAAGGGTGATTTTGATAGGTACGAAGAATGTGAAGAAATACTTAAAAAAGCATTAGACCATGGTAATCCTAAGGATAATGGTATTGATGTTTTTGAAAACATAGAATCTGTATTAGTTGACGACTTTAGAAACCCAATACCTACTGGTATTAAGGGTCTTGATGAGGTTATGGATGGTGGGCTTGCACCAAGTGAATTGGGTATTATACTAGCACCATATGGTGTTGGTAAAACAACAATGATTACCAAAATAGCTAATACAGCTAAGAATTTAGGTAAGAATGTTTTACAAGTCTTTTTTGAAGATATGCCAAAGGTTATTCAAAGAAAACATTTAGCATGTTGGTCTGGATATGCTCTAAATGACTTATCTTTGCATAGGGAAGAATTAATTGAGTTGGCAAACGTTAAAAACAATGAACAAGGATATTTAAAATTAAAGAAATTTCCTAGTGATGGTACCACAATACCAATCATTAAACAATATGTTAAAAAGTTGATAGCGCAAGGACTAAAACCTGATGTTATACTATTGGATTACATCGATTGTGTTCAACCTACAAGACAATTTGACGATTCATATGCTGGTGAAGGACAAGTAATGAGGCAATTTGAAACCCTATTATCTGAGTTTAATATAGCTGGATGGACAGCCGTACAAGGTAATAGAAGTTCAATAGGTGCCGCGGTAGTACAATCCGACCAGATGGGTGGTTCAATTAAGAAAGGTCAAATAGGTCACTTCGTTGTATCAATAGCTAAAACCCTTGAACAAAAAGAAAATGGAACAGCTAATATGGCCATTCTAAAATCTAGATTTGGGAAGGACGGTATCGTATTCGAAAATATTACATTTGATAACGGCAGAATTCAAATCGATATGTCGGCCGCAATGGTTGGTAAGAGTCAAGGTGAATACAAGAAAGAACAAGAAGTTTCAAATGTTCAACGTGTTGCTAAAGCATTAGAAGAACAGCAAAAATATAAGAGATTGATTAGTGGTTTTGCGCAAGAAAATAGCGCAATTAACACATAGGAAAAATAATAATAAATAATAAAAAACAATAAAAAATGGGGGTCTTTGATAAAAGAACAAATTTTAAACCTTTTGAGTATCCAGAATTATATGATTTTGTTGATGCAATCAATCATAGTTACTGGATACATACAGAATTTTCGTATGATGGTGACATTCAAGATTATCATGTTAATCTTAATAAAACACATCAGAATGCTGTTAAACGTGCGATGCTTGCAATTTCTCAAATTGAAATTAATGTAAAAAGGTTTTGGTCAAACTTATACAATCAGTTTCCTAAGCCAGAGTTTGATGCTTTAGGTAGTACATTTGGTGAAAGTGAAGTTAGACATAGCAGAAGTTATGCTCATGTCCTAGAATTACTAGGTTTAAACGAAGAGTTTAATGAACTAGTTAATAATCCAGTAATACAAGGTAGAATCGATTACTTAAATAAATATTTAAAGAATGCTGGTAGTAATAATAAGGAATTATATACACTCACATTAGCGTTATTTAGCTTATTTATTGAGAATTGTAGTCTATTCAGTCAATTTTTAATTATTAAGTCGTTTAATAAGTATCAAAACTACTTTAAGGGTATCGATAATGTTATTCAAGCAACAATGAAAGAAGAAACTCTTCATGGAATGGCTGGTGCTTATATTATTAACTTAGTTAAAAATGAAAATCCAGAATGGTTTAATGAAGAATTTTATAAAACAATTGAAAGAGCTTGTAAAAAAGCCTATCTTGCTGAAGAAAAAATCATTGATTGGATATTTGAAGGTGGTGAACTAGATTTCTTAGATAAAGCAACTGTATTAGAATTCACAAAAAATAGATTTAATAAATCTATGGATATGATTGGTTGTGAAAAAATATTTGAAGTGGATAAAGAACTATTGAAAAAAACAAATTGGTTTGATGTTGAGGTATCTTCAGAAACTCACACCGATTTTTTCAATAAAACTCCAACTAATTACAGTAAAAAAACACAATCAATAACAGCTGACGATTTATTTTAAATATATAAAAAAACACAATATGGGTATAAGATGGTTAAATAAAAATAGTGAGTCCTTTTTAAAAAAGGATTATCTATTATTGGGTCAAACGGTTGAGGAAAGAATTAAAATTATTGCGGATAACGCTGAAAGAATACTTACTGAGACTAAGAAGAATAATGATTACGATTTTACTGGTTTTTCAAATAAATTAGTTGATTACGTGTCTAAGGGTTGGATTAGTTTCTCAACACCAATATGGACAAATTTTGGTACAGAAAGAGGGTTACCAATTAGTTGTTTCAATAGTCATTTTTCTGATAGTGTATCTTCAATATTATACACAAATGCTGAAATTGGTATGATGACCAAATTAGGTGGTGGTACCAGTGGCTACTTTGGTAGTATTAGAGGTAGAGGTTCATTAATAAAGGATAATGGGTTCAGTAACGGTACTTATCCGTTTCTAGCATACACACAGTCCACAACCTCTGTAATAAGTCAAGGAAGCACTAGGAGAGGCTATTTTGCTGGGTATATAGATATCTATCACCAAGACATAGAAGAGTGGCTAAATATAAGAAAAGAAGGTGATGCAATACAACATGTTACTTGGGGTGTTTGTGTTCCTTCTAATTGGATAGAAGAAATGAAAAATGGTGATGCTAAGAAAAGAGAATTATGGGCTAGAGTGGTAACAAAGAGATTTGAAACTGGTTTACCATATATATTCTTTACAGATAATGCAAATTATGGAGAAAGTGTTCCAGAGATTTATAAAGGAAGAATTAAATCTAGTAATTTGTGTGTTATTGGTTCCGATATGGCTGTTACATCCAATGGTTTAGTTAAAGTAAGTGAACTTTATGATTTGGGTGAAAATCTTGTTTTATTTGACAACGAAAAAACAGTAAACGCATCACCAATGAGACTTGTTGAGAAAGATGTTGATGTCTATAAAGTAACATTAGAAAATGGTATGTCTCACACAATTACTGATTATCATAAGTTAAAAATATATGATAATGAATCATATACTATGAAAGAGTGTAAAGACTTAGTTATTGGTGATAAAGTATGTGTTCAAACTAATAAGGGTTTATTTGGTAAAATTGAAATGGAAGATGAGGCTTACTTATTAGGTTTATATCAATCTGATGGTACACAATATGAAGATACAATAATGATTGATTTATGGGAAAATGACTTTGATTTAATTGACGATATAGAAAATAAATTTAACAATATTCACTATAAATATAATTGTGATACAATTACTGTTAAAAATCAATTTGGTACGTTTGGTACTAAAAAATCTCCACCAGCTAAATTTAGTGACTGCCAAGTTGCTCAATCATTGGTTAAAAAGAAAAGGTTATCATCTAAAACTTTAGATAAAGCTTTAAATTTTAAAAAAGGTTTTGTACCTGAATGGATTTTTAAGGGTAGTGAAAAAACACAATGGGCTTATATTAAGGGTTTATTGGAAGCTGATGGTACTGTTTTCTTAGGCGATAAAAATAATATTCAGTTATCGTATAGTGATATAAATAAAGAGTTTCTTGAACAATTACAGTTAGTGTTTAATAATTTAGGTTTAAATTCAAAAATAAAAATTCTTAGATACGCTGGTGAAACTAATTTACCTGATGGTAAGGGTGGGCACAAGATGTATCTAACAAAAGATTGTTGGAGGCTATATGTATCAAACATGCCAGATTGTTTAGAAGTAGAAAGAAATACAGGGTTCCTGTCTAGAAAAGGTGTTATATTGGAAAATAGGGATTATAGAGATAATACAAAAAAATCTTTTAAAATAGAATCAATTGAACATGTTGGTAAAGAAGATGTTTATTGTACAACTGTTAACAGCAATGAACATTTATGGGTTTGTAATGGTTTTATAACATCAAACTGTACAGAAATCATGGAACCATCTGACGAGAACGAATCATTTGTTTGTGATTTATCATCAATAAATGATTTATATTATGATGAGTGGAAAGATACAGATTGTGTAGAAGTGGTAACATTTTTATTGGATGCTGTAACAACTGAATTTATTGAGAAAGCTTCTAAGTATGAATTTATGGAAAGGTCTATTAGATTTGCCACAAGACACAGAGCTTTAGGTATAGGTAGACTTGGTTATCATTCTTTGTTAAAAAGCAAAATGATAGCGTTTGAATCACTAGCAGCTAGAAATATAAACATTCAAATTCAAAAACACATTCAGCAAGAGTCAATAAAAGCTAGTGAAAAATTAGCACATATATTTGGTGAATGTGAAGAAACTAAAGGCTTAGGAAGAAGAAATGCGGTACTACAAGCTATCGCCCCAACAACTTCTAGCGCATTTATTATGCAAGTATCTCAAAGCATTGAACCAGATATGTCTAACTTGATGGTAAAGGATTTAGCTAAGGGTAAATTCACTATTAAAGATAAGTATTTAACTGCTTTATTAGAGAGTAAAGGACAGAATACAGATGATGTATGGGATGATATCTTAAAGCATGGTGGTAGTGTATTACACTTGGATATACTAACAGATGATGAAAAATCTGTATTTAAAACTTCAAGAGAAATTTCACAAGAAGAAATAATAGTTCAAGCTGGCCATAGACAAAAATACATTGACCAAGGTCAATCTTTAAATTTGTTTATTACAGCAGATACTAAAGCTAAGGATGTTAATAAGTTATTATTAATGGCTAACGATTTAGGCCTTAAATCACTTTATTACCAACACAATGTTTCAGCAGCATCTGAATTTGCTAAAAAATTCCAGAATTGTATGAGTTGCGAGTAATAAGTTAATTACCCAATAAAAACCAAAAATAAAAAGCACCTTAATTGGTGCTTTTTTTATTTGTTTACTTATAAAAAATGATTATTATAATATTTATGTAAAAATAAGTTATTATGCCAGTTAAAAAATACATAAATATTGATTTTCCATTTAAAGATAGTCCAGATGGTTTTTTATTAAATTTAAATTCTGATACACAACGTGCCATAAAAGCTGATTTAATGCACTTATTATTGACTAGAAAGGGTCAAAGACTTTATAATCCAAATTTTGGTACGGATTTATTAAAGTTTATTTTTGAACCAAATGATGGTATTTCACTTAATGAAATTAGAGAAGAAATAGCTGCAAGTATAAAAAAATACTTACCAAATTTACAAATAAATAGTTTAACCGTAAACCCAGACCCAAACACTGAATATCTAGCTGTAGTAAATTTAAGTTATACGATTACAGAAGGTGTCTTTGCGATAGATGATTCAATTACTATAAATATATAAAGATTAATATAGTTTTTATAAAAGAATAAATATTTGAAAATATGTTAGAAATAATGTAATTTACAATTTTTTCTTTATGTTTATATTTATAATAAAATATATTCATGGCACAAGCAAATATTTCACAAAGAGTTAATTATACTAGTAGGAATTTCTCAGATATAAGAACTGATTTAGTTAATATGGTTAAACAATACTACCCAAGTATTTTTAATGATTTTAACGATGCTTCAATCGGTATGATGCTTTTAGAACTTAATGCTGCCGTAGGAGACATGTTATCTTTTAATACGGATAGAATGTTTCAAGAAGCACAAATTGACTATGCACAACAAAAAAGTTCAGTACTTTCTATGGCTAGGACATTTGGTTTAAAAATTCCAAATACACGTCCATCAGCAACAATTGTAGATTTTACCGTAACGTTACCAGTATTCGGAACAACTTTTGACGTTTCATACGCACCAATTATTCAAGCTGGTGCACAAGTTAATGGTGCTGGTAAAACATTTGAGACTCAGTATGATATTGATTTCTCATCACCATTTAATCTTAGTGGTGTACCTAATAGAACAATTATCCCAAATTATGATTCTAATAATAATCTAATAAATTATTCCGTAACAAAAAGAGAAATTGTTATTAATGGTTACACAAAAATATATAGACAAGTTATTACACCAAGCAATGTCGTTCCATTTTTTGAAGTTTTTTTACCAGATAATAATGTTTTATCTGTAACCTCAGTTATTACTCTTAATGGTACTAATTACACTTCAGACCCGACACCACAACAATTTCTAAATGAAAATAATACTTGGTATGAGGTTGATGCGTTAGCTGAAGATACTCTTTTTGTTCCAGACTATAATAAAATTAGTGATAACCCATCAATTATACCTGGTAAATACATTACAACAAATAAAAAATTTATTACTGAATATACAGATTTAGGATTTATGAAAATGATATTTGGTGGTGGTAATCAAGACACAAGCTCATTATATAGTTTTGGTATTAGTGCTGACATCATCAACCAAATTGGTGACTTTATAAATAATTTATCTTTAGGTACAACACTTAGTCCAAATACCACATTATTTGTTAAATATAGAGTTGGTGGTGGTGCTGATACAAATATTGGTCAAGGTATAATAAATAACGTTGGTTTAATTAATATGACAGTCAATGGTGCTAATCAAACGACCAATAATGCTGTTAAATCATCATTAAAAGTAAACAATCCTATTCCAGCTTTAGGTGGTCGTGATACCCCATCTGTTGAAGAAATAAGGAACTTAGTTAGATATAATTTTTCTGCCCAAAATAGAGCTGTAACCATTAAAGACTATCAATCAAGAATAGCACTTATGAATGGTCAATTTGGTGCACCATTTAGAACTGGTGTTGTTGAATTACAAAATAAGATTCAAATTTATATCTTAGGTCTTAATGCTAACGGTAACCTTGATAATTCATCAACTAGTACACTTTTAAAGAATATAGCGACATATCTTTCTGACTATAGAATGATGAATGATTATATTGAAGTAACCAATGCTAGGATTATTAACCTGAAATTTCAAGTTAATATTTATATTGATAAAACATATCCACAATCACAAATAATTGCAAATGTAGTTAATGATATTAAAACTTATATGGATATTAATAATTTTCAAATGGGTGAAAATATTTATTTATCTAATTTAATACAAACTATAAATAGTGTTGCTGGTGTTTTAAATGTTATTAATTTAAATGTTTATAATTTAGTTGGTGGGGATTATTCATCAAATCAAATTTCACAACCACTTTTAGATGCAACAACTGGTCAAATTGATATAAGTCAACAATACACTCTTTTTGGTGAACCTGACTGTATGTATGAAATTAAATATCCTAATAAGGATATAACTGTAAGTGTTTCATAAATTATTATTTTCTTTTAATATAAAGTTAATATATTGTTATAAAAAAATATGGGTTGTAATTGTAAAAATACTGGTACTATAGAATTACCAGAAAATGAAAAATTATCATTAACGTCAATAATTCTTGATTATACAATTAGATTTATTTTATATTTAATTTTATTACCATTTATTATACCAATAACAATTATTGTTTTATTTTATACAATAGTTATAAATAAGGGTAATTTAAACGGTTCTGGTATGATGAAAATTGTTGGTAAGTTATTAAAAAATGCTTATAAAGAAGAGGAAGAAGATGAATTTCTTGATGAAGAATTTAATGATGAAGATTACGAATTAGATGAAATAATAAATTAAAATGTCAGATACAATAAGAATTAAAACAACACCAAATGGTTCAGATAAGTATTTAAATGTTAAAATTGAGCAAGATTTTGATTTTATTCAAGTACTTTCTTTAAAAATAACACAAGATAATGTTTATCAAAATTTTTGTGCCGATTATGGTGTTGTTGTTGGTAGAGTTGTAATTAATTCTGGATTTGGTGTTCCAAATGTTAAGGTTTCTATTTTTATACCCTTAGATGACACAGATAGTACAGACCCAATAATTAGTGGGTTATACCCATATACAACGGTTAATGATAAAAATAGTGATGGTATTAGGTATAATTTATTGCCTAGTATTTCAGATAGTCAAGACCCTTGTTATACAACAGTAGGTACCTTCCCAACTAAAAGAGAAATCTTAGATAACGATGATATGCTTTATGTTTATAAAAAGTATTATCAATTTACAAGCATAACAAATTATGCTGGTGATTTTATGATTTTTGGTGTTCCATTAGGTAACCATACCGTACATGTCGATATGGATATATCAAACATTGGAATTGCATCACAAAGACCTTATGACCTTATTAGTCAAGGAGCACCACCATCAATGTTTTATAGTCCAACTAAATTTAAAGCAAACACAAATTTAAATTCATTACCACAAATAAAAACAGCTAATGCTTCAGTTAATGTTCAACCATTTTGGGGTGACCAAAATAATTGTCAAATTGGTATAAATCGTTTAGATTTTGACATGAATTATAACATAACCCCAGCAGCTATCTTTATGGGTGGTATCTTTGGTGACCATGAAAAAAACAGTGTTGATAAACGTTGTATACCTAGAAAAAAAATGGGTATAATGTGCCAACAAGAGACTGGGCCTGGGATGATTGAAATGATTAGAAAAACACAAGAAAATCAAATTGAATCATTCGATGTTAATGGTGGACAAGTTATTGATAATAATGGTGCTTGGGCGTATCAAATACCGATGAATTTAGATTATGTTGTTACAGCTGAAGATGGTAGTCTTATTCCATCATCTGACCCAAATATTGGTATCCCAACAAGAAGTAGAGTTAGGTTTAGAATAAGTATGAATGAAAGTGGTGATTTAGGTCGTTTAAGGACTAGAGCTAATTACTTAGTACCTAATAATCCAGCTAGTTATAATGAGTTAGATTTAAATTTTGACCAAACAACTAAGGATTCTAGCTTTACTGATTTATATTGGAATAAAATATACACAGTAAAGAATTTTATACCTAAATACTATAGAAATAATGAAAATAGATTTTTAGGTATAAAAGATACTGATAAATGTGAATCAAATAATCTTTTCCCATATAATAACTATTCAACATATAAAATTGGTTTTAATTTTATATTGTTTAGTATAATATGTTTAATTTCTAAATATGTAACATTTTTAGTTGCAACAGTTAACTCTAGCCTTGGTATTTTTTTAGTTATTCAAAATATTTTTAATACTATTTTATGCCCTCATTTTTTAGGTATTACGCCTTGGTGTTTAACTAATATAGATATAGTTCCTGTTATAAAATTAAAATGTGATATTGATGATAATTCTAGTGGATACGCCCCAACATTATTTGACTATGTAAATGGTAAAGCCAACGATTGGTCAAATTGTATTGCTGTTGGTATGGCAACTAATTTTGATGTTTATCAAATGGATTTTTATAATGATTGGATTAATGGTGCATTGTATAGTTACTTATTAAAATATAAACATAAAAATAACGGTAGAAATAAGTATTGTGATGCTAATTGCGTTAACGATAGTAATCCATGTGTTGATGGTACTATTTCATATTCAATACCAAATGGAACTTCAGAACCAATTAATAGTTCAGAAATAATAAATCAAGGATTAATTATTGCTGATACTAATAATACTTTATATTATAGTCCTATTACAACAACTGGTAGAAAACTATTTGCTACTGATATGACAAATTTAGGTGCAATATTTAATTGTGATTGGCAATCATTTCCAAAAATAATTAATTATTTATCACCAACTAGTTATAAAATTCCACCAATTATTGTTGATAGTAATTTTGATTATGTAAACATTGTAAAAACTTATACGAGTGGTATGTTTAGCACAGATTCTGGTACTGGTTTATTTTTTAAAGTTGATTGTGGTGGTGTTTCCCCAATAGATGATTTTTCCCAAATTAATATGAAGAGGATTTCAGAATTTGGTGTTGATATACCAGAATCAACAGCAACAACAATTACACAACTTTCCATAAATCAAATATATGACTTAACAGAACCACCACAAGCTAGTATACATAAGTATATTAGGGATTCATACACTCTTTTAAATATTAACGGTTCTGGTATAAGCACATTCCCAACAAATTTAATATCTAGTTTATCAGCACCAAGTGATGGTACTTCATTTGGCGTTGACGCAAATCCATATATAAACGGTGGTTTATATTCCAAATATGCAAATTATAATAATTTGCTTGGTGGTTCATATTATATGTATTTCGGTCTTGTTAAGGGTAAAACAGCTTATGATAAGCTTAAAAGTAATTTCTTAACAGCTTGTCCACCAAATATAAATGATAATTTTGATATTAGAGTTGATATTTATCCGTCATCCACACCTACAGCATCTGACGGTGGGTTCAATTTTAGTTTTGTTGGTGGTACCCCACCATTCAGTACAATTATAGTTGGTCCTAATGTTCCAAACAATACATATATAAGTACAACACAAAGTCAAACACAAAGTGTTTCTGGTTTAATAGATGGTCAATATGAAATAGTTGCAACAGATAGTCTTGGAACCGTAGTAACTAGAAAAGTTATTATTTCTGGCCCACAAAGACTTACGATGTATTATAGTGTGTTTAATAACCCATCAACTAGTACTTCAAATGATGGTATTGTATTAATCGATTATTTAAGTGGTGGTACCGAACCATATACTATTTCTTTAACAAATACAAAAACTAATCAATCATTTACACCAACAACAAATTTACAAGGTGGTAAATTTACAAATTTAAATGTTGGTACATATGTATTAAAAGTTGTTGATAAGAGTTCACCAAAACAAAGTGAAACGGTTAATTTTGAATTAACCGCACCACCACCATTAACTGTTATATTATCTAAAACAGATAGTAGTGCAACTAGTTGTGTACCTAGTGGTTCAATTGTACCAAACATTAACGGTGGTAAGGCACCTTATATACTTAGTGCTACAAGTACCGATGGTTATTTGAGTGGCGGTAGTTCCGATGTAATATATTCATTTAATGATTTATATGCTGGGGATTATACGGTTACAGTTAAAGACTCCGTTGGTACGATAGTTACAGAAAATATAACAATTAATGGTTCTAAACAAATGAAATTTATCGGTGATGTACAAACAAAAACAATTGGTGGTAATAAAACTAATGCACAAATAACAGTAATAAAATATATTGCCGAAAATAATTTAGTAACTGGTGGGGTACCTAATTATATTTTATCAGCTAAAGGTGAAACGAGAACACCAACTTATACGTGGAATATATCACCATATGCCTTAAATAACCTTAACGGTATTTTTGGTTGGGAAAATATACCAACTGATGGTTCGTTTACGTTAACAGCAACTGATACAAATGGTTGTACCGTAACAAAAACATTTTATTAATTATGGATAATAGGATTTCTCAATTATTAGGTTCTAGTGAATCTAAAACATCTGTTAATACAGATGTATATACCAATATTGAAATTAATGGTAGTGGAAAACTTATACCTGATAATGATATAAATAGTGTTTTAGACCTTACAACTCAGTTTAATACTGAAAGACAAGCATGTACCTATTATAGACTTTTAGGTAAAATAAACCCAATAATATCAAATGTTTTATTTAATATTACTGGCCCAGATTCATGGGAAATATTTAATTCACCAGTATTTATTGATATTAATTTAGCTGTAAGTGATACAAATTTGACATATCCAGAATCATTAAGTAATAATTTAAAAGAAATTGAGGGTTGGTATGGTTATTATAATACTGGTTTTACAAGTGCTTCTTTATGTCAATTTATTGATATGGAACCTAAACGTGAAAGATTTTCATTCTTACCAGACATGACAAATCATGGTATTAATAATTGGTATTTAACAATAACCTATCCATATTCAGCTGACACAACACATTATTTAATTAATGGTGGTTTATTGATTGTTACGGCAACAAATGTAATTGTAGGTGGTAAGCCAATGACAGCACTTTATGTACCAGTTTCACATAACTTATCAGTTGGTGATTCTGTTCAATTATCTGGTACAACCAATGATGGAATTTATGATATTAAAAGAGTTGGTTTAGATGACGGTTCATATAAAAATAATTTTTTCTGTATTGATATAATTGATATTTCTGTTGGTCAAAATAGCAGAATGTCAAAAATTTATAATGATGTTCCATCAACTTATTATTTTAGGAAATTTAAAAAAGTTAATACGAAAGCTGGTAAACAAGTTGAATTCGGTGATTACGACATTTATAAATTAGGATTTTCTGAAACCATATTTACTGATGAAATTACACAATTTATTTTTAATGAAGAAATTGATGTAAATGGCCTTAATGATAATTTAGGTAGACCATTAAGTCAATTATACTTAACAACTATTAAAACGGATTCAAACGGTATTTTTTCTAATATTTCATCAGGACTTGAGGTACCATTTATTGACGTTTTTAATAGTGTTATACCATATCTATCAGCTGTTACTGTTGTACAAAAAATACATAATGTAAGTGATTGGAAAGTATCATCATCAGCGTCATTAGAATCAAATGTATTAATATCAAATTCAGATTTTTATGGTGATGTTGTTGAATATAATACAACGACCATTCAAGAAGTAATTTTAAGCGATGTTCAATATAGATTTAATACAATAAATAGAGAAACAACAAATGGGATTATTGCTGGTGGTCCAAGACCAGAAGGTTATTATTATAAGGCGCATAACATAATTAATATAAGACAATTTAGTAGTTATGTTGAACAAGGTAATTCTGGTTCAACAACTGGTATTCCAATTTATGCTGAAAGTTTAAGTGATGGTAGATACATTTGGCGAGACTTTTTAGACATCGGTTATATTGATATTAATCAACCAGTATTAAATTATCCGTTTTTAAATGGTAATCATTATATATATCAAAATTATGAATTTATTATAAGAAGACAAGATGCTTTTGATGAATGGGGTTTATTTTATTCTACATTTCCAGCAGACCCAATAGGTAAAGCAACACCACCACATTTTAAAATAAAATCAGCAGAAACAATATGTTAAAATATCAAATAAATCCAAGTATATTTGCTAGTGGTACGACAGCAAGTACGATTAATATACCAATTACATTAAAATTTGAACCTATTGATAATAGTGAAGCTATTCAAAATAATTTTGTTAATGAACAAGTTCAAGAATCAATTAATCCAATTTTAGATTATGAAAAGATTAAATTTAAACCATTTTCAAATGTTCAAAATAATACTGGACCTGTTAATCAAATAACATATACGGTAAATTTTTTAACTGGTAATACAATATTATCACCAACATATTATTCAAATATTGACTTCACTGATGATGATATTAAATACGAAAGAAATTACTTTTTACAAAGTTATTTGTATTTAGGTTTTTATGATAGTGATAATACGTTAACACAAAATTTAGTTACTGAAATTGAAATGTATTGTGGTTTAAATAAAGGAAATAATGGTGATTTTTTAGATTCAACAGCTGCTCAGTCAATTAATTATTCAGTTGGTCATCCAAAATTAGCTTCAGCAATTCCAGTAAGATTAATAGTTTCTAACCCTTTAAAAATAAATAATGGATTTTATGAAGGTTATAATATTTATGATTATAAGAGTGATTATTATTTAACACCATCAAAATACTTGTATATGAAAGCTAGTTTTTTTAACGCTAAAAATGGTAAAACAATTAACTTAATGACTGAAAAAAAGCCATATACAATTGATGAGTTGGTTAATAAATTATACACTAGATATAAGCTTTATAAAAACGAATTTGGTTATTATTATGAAATTGATAATACTTACTCAAGTAATGTATTTATTAACAATAATATACCTAATTTACCAAATATTACTGTAAATCTTTATCAAATACAATCGTTGTAATGGAATTAATAAAAAGACAAATATCGTTAGAAGAATCGACAGATAGAAATTATAATAGTCCAACCTATGGAACTATTACAGCAACTTCTTTCTATATTAATGTAATGTTAACTCAAGACATTGAAAATTTAGGTATTTTTACAGATATTGATTATATTTCTAGTAGTTCATATACACAAAACATAAACGACTATAATGTAAAAAAAGTTGGTGTTAAAGTTTATGATTTTTATACAACAAATAATAAATTAGTTACTGGTCGTACAGAATCACATTTAACAGATGTTAGAACATATAGTTCAAAATCCCCATATCAGGTTGGTTTTAATGTAAATTCTGAGACATATATTGATTTTAAGGGTAATACAATTAACGGTGTTGATAGGGTAACGTCCATTTCGGACCCAATAACATATGTATTTGGTACCGATAAAGATGACCCAAATATTGGTAATACTAATCAAAAAAGTGGTCTTTTATATCAAGACTATAGTGCCACAAATTTAACACATATATCATATATTGGACAAGGATGGAATGAAACAAATATATCATTATCAGCATTAACAAAAATAAATGATTACACATTTGGAATAACTTCTGTACCAGTAGTTAATAGTGATGTTTTTATTGACAGAGGAATAACAAACGTATTTGAACCACACTTAAAATTATCTGAAGTAACTAATTTAGGCGAATTGGAAAGGTATGGTAACGGATATTTTAATTTAACAACAACATAAAAAAATAAAAAAAATAAAATATGGCAACAGGAACTTATGGCATAGTTAGACCATCGGATGTATCAACAGATGATATCGAAGTCTTTTATACTTATACCCCTTCAAGGGACAAACAAAGCAATGGATTAACTAAAATAGCTAATTCAAGTGATGTTTTAATAAAGGTTAATAATCCAAATAATACAAATGGTGGGTTTGAAATGTTTGGTGGGTTATATACACTTAAATTACCAGTATCAATATTTAATACTGCTGGTATTTATACGGTTATAATTAAACCAATTGAAATTAGAACAACAATCACGGATGTTGGTGTTTTGTCAGCATATCCAGATGTTAGAGGTTTAGTATTTGATTCATCAATTATACCAACAAATTTAGCTAATAGATTTGCAAATAATGGTCTTATTGGTTATAGAATTGAATATTTAGATACAACAAAATCTGATAGTAAAGTTAATAATACCTTTACGATTATAACATCTAATAATCGTGCTGAAGTTGTAAATCAAAACTTAACTAATTCAAACCAAAAGGCTGTTAGATATCGTTTTAATGATAATTCAACATTAGTTTTTTGTACTATTACCCCAAATTCAGCATCAAGTGTAAATCCGAATGTATTTCCATTTATTGGACAACCAAATCAAAATGTAATTATTACTAATACATTTTTTAACCCTATTATGGTTGAAATTGAATTAGTTAATTATGATATTGAAACACTTGCCTACGGTATATTTGGTAATCAAAGTAAATCCACAGAAGATGGAATTTATACAATATATAACTTTAATAATCAAATCTTTGCACAATATGACCTATATGAAATTAAAGATGCTTTCACTGGTGTACCTTTATTTGATATTAGAGAACAAAGAAATAATATAGATTTCACAAAGAATTTTAATTCGGTAACAAAAGTTTAATTATGGCTAGTAATAGAATAAAAGTTTTAGGTTATGCTCAAAAAGTAGTATATGAGGACCAAGTCCAATATACACCATACACCCCAGATTTAGTTGGTTTTCAATTAGCTAGTAATGGTGGTACCCCTCTATTTACGATGGGTAACTTTTATGTTACAACAAACCTTGAGCCAAAAGTTAATAAAGTATTTGTAACCAATAATCAATCTAATTATAAGTCATTAAATGATATTAATTCTACTGGACAAGATATTCAAGTATTATTAGATAATAATAATATTGTTGTTTTAAATCTTGATAAAACAAATTTATCTAATTATGCATTATTTAATTCACTTTCTGAATATGTTAGGGTTGCATTAGAAAATATTATCACAAATTGGCCAGCTGCTTTATATGTTAAACCATTATATGCGTTACCACCAAATTATTCAACTCAAAGTGGTGTTACATTTCAAAATTATTCATTCAATAATCTTACAAGTGTTTCCACTTTTGCCATTAATACAAATGTAATAGTTAATAATTTTCAAATAAACTATTTAGCTAGTGGTTCATTAGAAAAAACTTTTAACTCAACTAATTCATTAAGAAATATTGCGTTAAATTATTCACAATATTCAATTTTACTTAATGGGGTAGAGTACCCTATTTTAGGTTTTACTGGTTCCACACAAATATCTAATGATTATATATATCTTTCAGTTAGTGGTGATGTATTTTCTGGTGCTGTTAGTGGATATAATACGTATCACATTAAACCAAATACTACACAAGAAAATTTATTTTATAATTCATTACCAAATTTTGAATATTATTTATTAAATAGATTATCAAATCCTTTATTTACAGCAACTTTTAGTTTTTCAGTTAAAACCGATTCTGGTGGTATAGCTTATACAACAAATAGTGTTACTTGGCCAACTAGTGATGGGTACAATATTGATTTTGATTCAGATGCTTATACAGATTATGCAACCAATTTATTAAATATTTCAACAAGTTATGATGATACAACTGGTAATTTAATGGTTAGATTCCTTGTAACAGAATCAATAACTGAATTTGATACATCAAGTGTTTATTTAGGTGATTTAGACCAAGATTCTACCGACCAAAAAATGAATAAGACACTAACCATCTATGGTGTTGAATACGATGAAATAAATAATTACATACAAGGTATTAGATTTGTTAATACTGTATCATATGATAAAAATAATAATACACCAGATATCTATTTAAAAAGTATTGCGAATATTTTAGGTTGGGACTTAGTTTCATCTATTTTAGAGAATGACTTATTAAGAAGTTATGTAACCCCTAACAAATCAACATATGCTGGGCATGGTGTTGGTTTAACGTTACAAGAAGCTGATACTGAACTATGGAGAAGAATTATATTAAATTCACCTTGGATATGGAAATCAAAGGGTACTAGAAAAGCTATTGAATTTTTATTTAAGTTTATAGGTACACCTTCTGGTCTAATCACATTTAATGAATACGTTTATGCCGCTGAAGAATCAATTGATGTTGATTTATTTAAAAGTGTTTTAGCTTTAAATAAATTAAGTACTGATATATCAAATTATCCTATAGATTTAAACGGAAACCCTAAACCATTAATTAACACATCATCAATTTACTTTCAAAGTAATGGGTTATGGTATAGGGAAACTGGGGGTGCCAATTCAATGTTAGATATAACAACAGGTAACAATCCACATATTGGACCATATGACGGTGGTTCAACATATTTAAATCAATTTAAAACACTTATACCTAATTTTAGTGCTGTAACCGTAAGTTCACAAACTGTTACAACAGTCACTCTTAATATGTTTACAAATTATAATTCTGGTACGTTTGACTTTTATAGTGGTGATACTTATATTAAGGTAATTGATTCAAAAAATATTGATATAACAGCATCTGGTACTACTATATCAATAATTGATGACCCATATAATCGTTTAGAATTTAACTGTAACGAGTGTCCAATACCTAATGATACAAAATCATTAAGTATTCTAATAAAAGGTAATAAAAGGTAATAATTAAAATGATAAATTTATATAATAACACAAACTTAAATTATAACCCACCATTTAATATCATTTTAAATCCAAATGGTAATAGTGGTGAAATGTTTATTGTTACACCAGATGAAACATGTACATTAAATATTTCATTTGATTATCTTTTCAAATTTGATTGTGCTGATTTACTTAGTTATACCAGAACTGGCAATAATTTATTAAGTTTGTTTGAATCAATAGGTGCATCAGTATCACTTAATTTATTAACAACAAATGATAAAAAAGTTACATCAACATCAGTATATAATGAAACATTTTTTAAACCAATTGGTGTTGGAAATATGTTTAATTACCTTAATAATTTAAATGGTGCATCTTCTGGATTTTTCTTATGTGGTGAAATTGGTAATGACCCAACGTGCCATCCGTTAACTATTGATAATGCTAGTTCAACAACTTGTTCATTAGTTTTACCATCCATATATACAAGTTTACAAAATGAATATGGTTCTAAAATAACAAAAAGTTTTAACCCCTTAATTATTTCTGGTTTATCATCTACTTGGTCTAAATATAGTAAAGATATAACAGATTCAGCCATAATTAATAAAATTATTAATAAAAATATTAATATAAGTGTTGAAGTTAGTGGTACCGTTATTAATACATATGTTTTATTGGATAATATAGTAATTAAAAGAAATTGTACACATATTAGTGAAAATGATATTTTTGTATCTAAATCTCCAGGTTTTAATCTTAAAAAAGTTGTTGATAATAAAAAATCTTGGGTTTTAAATAAAAATGCTGAGGAAAGAGCGTTCAATGTTCCAAATATTACCAATTTATTAACAAAAAGAGAAACTGATTATACAATAAATAATGGTTCACTTGTTCTTAATTCAAAAGAAATTGATTTAAATCTTGATATTTCTAAAGCTGTTGAAACAGATGTTTGGACATATATTGTTAATAATCCATGTATTTTAACTGGGTATAATGTTGACACAAAAATTGTCACTAAACAAGTCAGCACACCAATTTATTCATCTGGAACTATTATATGTAGTGCACAATCGGTTAGTGTTTGTATTAGTGATGGTTGTGGTGATAAACCAATTAATATTAATGCGTTAACAACACAACCATTAAGCTTGGTGAAAACGGTTGAAAATTTTGAAGCATATGTTGAATCAGAATTGGTTGACGGTAAAAATAGAAAAATAATTTCATCATATCCAACACTTAGATTACTCTATGATAGGTATATAAATAGTTTAGATTATTGCGGTACAAAATCAAATAATTTTGATTATTTTAAAATGATTAATTTCACTAATCTTATTGGTAATTATTGGGTTGACTTAATTGAACAAGTAATGCCAGCAACAACCATTTGGAATTCAACAAAGGTTTATGGTAATACAATATTTGATTCACAAAAATTTCAATATAAACCAAATACATTATTTTTTGGTACCGCTAGTACTTATAATCAAGTATTAAGTCCATGTACAGGTGTAACTTGTGGTGTTGATGTTAAAACAAGTGTAATCTTAAGTGGGTCAAGTAATATTTCAGAATTCTTAAGTCCAAAAACAAATAATGATTTTAGTAATGCTTATTTAATACAATATAATAGTGGTTCAGAATTTATTGGTTCTGTAACTAAAACAGTTAATTTCACATGTAATATTGAATTATCAACAAACACTACAAATGCTTTACCTAATAATACAGGTGGTATTTGTAATACAATCCTAAGTAGTCCAAATGGTGCTGTTAACTATTCATTAAGTGCTAAATCATCAAATTCAATCATACAAAGTGGTCAGGGTGTAATGGTTCTTCCAATATTTAATAATTTATCAGCTGATACTTACACATTAACTGTTACGGATATTTATGGTTGTCACCAAAACTCAACATTTGTTATTTCATATAACCCTTGTGTATTAACATTTACATCGGTTAACACTAATTCATTTAAGGGTATGAATAATGGTTTCGTTACTATTTCAAATATTAACGATACTGGATTAGTAACTGGTTATACATTAACAAGTGGTGCGACAACAATAAGTGCTGGTACATTTAATAACCAAAACAATAACCAACAATTATCTTTAACAATTGCTAATTTATCAGCTGGAACTTATTCACTAACACTAACTGATAATTATGGTTGTAACGTAACTAGTGGTGTAACAATTAATGAAAATCCTTGTATTTTAAGTACTACAGCATTATCTGTACCATTTACACAATTTGATGATGGTACTGGAACTGGTTCCATAACTCTTAATGTTACTAATGCTTACGGTATACCTAGTTCAATACCAGCTGGTAACCCTCAACCAACATCAATCCAATCACCTAATTTAGGTGTATCATATACTGTAAGTGGTATAACAACAAATAAAACTGGGACAATTAATGATGTTAATAATCATACCGAAGGTAATTTAAGTGCTGGTGCTTATAATGTTAAATTTATCGATAATTCAGCTATAGGTTGTTATTCTAGTACGACACTATCCATACCAAAAATAACATATAGTGGTTATGCTGGTTATTGTGAAATTGCAACCGCTGACTTTAAACTTAGGGAGTTTATAACTGGGTTTAGTTCACCAGTTTTATCATATTGGTTTCCAACAACTAAAAATGGTGGTAAAAATAGAATTTATGTTTTATTTAACGTCAATTCTAATTCAACTAATACTATTACTTCTAATATTTATTATCTTGACAATTCAAATGATTTTATTAAATCAACAACACCATACACACCATATTTTACTAGTTCAGATTTTAAACCAATTGGTACATATAATGGGAATACGGTTAATAATTTTTATAAAAACGCTATATTTGATGAAAATAATAACAATATATATTTTTGTGGCGAAAATAGCATAAATCCAAATAGTGGTGCTAATAGCATAAATCCAAATAATGGTGGTTTGGATGTTTATGATATTGATACAGATACATGGGTTGGTACAATACCTTATGGTTCAAATGATACTAATGATAGACAAGTTTTATATTCATACTCAACAAATGTAAATAATAAAACAATTAAATTCATTGTTGTAAATAATTCAAAAATAGACCGTGGTGGTGGTGCTTATGGTGGTGGCTTTACCGTTTACCAAGCTAATACAATAAAACCTTATTTACAGAATCCAACAAAAAATAGTTTAGTATCATTTGATATTGTCTTAGATGCAGGTAATAATATTACCTATAAGGATTATTTTTATAATGGTTCACTTTATCTTGGTTTGTTCATAAAAGTTGGTGACTATTACTGGAGTTGTCCTGGTGGTAGTGTTAATAACGCTGGTATACTTATTTTCGCTTTAGAGGCTAGTGATAGTGCTAATAATATTAAACCAGTTAACCCAGCTGACCCAGCACTTCTCCCAAATCAATCAAAATTTATAAATGGGAAGTATTGGGGTTCTATTTTTTATGATGAATCATACCATAAAGTTTATTTTTCTGATTTTGGCTCTCAAACAATATCAGTTTATGATGTTACAAATGGAAATAATATTGGTGGTGGTGGTAAACTTTTGAAAGAGATAGACATTAGTAAATATAATTCTGGTTATAATTCCGATTTCTCTAATCTTAATTATGTTCCAATTACTTATGTAACTTTAGACCCAATTGATAATAATACTTTATATTGTACAGTTCAAATGAATGACCCATCAGATGAAGAAACTCCAAGGTGGAGTAATACATATGTAATTGATAGAGATAAATCAGTTTTTAAAAGACTTATCAAAGGTTTTTATGCTTTAAATACTTCAGTTGTAGATGATGGTTATGATACTAAGAGTCTTATGTCTGTTAATAATGGTGAGGGTACATTAAGTATTTATAATAATAGATATAGTGGTTATACAACTGGTAATTATATTTATACATCAATGATGAGGTATAAAAATGGTACACCAGATACTAGTCTTTCTGATAAGGGTATTCTTAATAAAATTAATCAAATAGATGCGTATGGTACAACAGCAACAACTGTAAATACAAATATTTTTGAGGTTACTAATCAATATAAAAATAAAATTAGTGCACCAAAAGTCATAAGTGGTGCTTGTCTTACTACGTCTTTTGCTAGTGCAAGTACTAATACGATAGCTAATACTACTACTCAACAAAGTGTAAATTTCCAAATGCAATTTGACCCAACTGTTTACAATAATAGTAAAATATCGAATTTTGTTGTATCACTATATGATGCTTCTAACGGACCAATCGGTTCCCCATCAACTGGTGTAACATACAGTTATTCAACAGTAAATTATAATGGTGGATATATTGATGATATTCTAACTTCAAGTACACAATATTTTACATCGAATACAGTTGCTTATAAAATACATTTGGATTATTATAGTGGAAGTACTATTACACCTAGTAATAAAATAACTGGTTATACATATAATGGTCCGACAAATACCAAAAATCCATAATAAAATAATTAAACTTAATACATATTTATAATATATGCCATTAGTAATAAAAAAAATAGAAGGTAAGTTTTTGGATAATTATGTAAGTAATATACCAATATATAGTATGTTATCCGCCACAATACAAAATAGCGATTATATAAATGTTAATGGTGAAATATTTTTTTTACAAAACTATTCAAAAGTTAATACGTTAACACAAGGAAAAACCTTATTAAGTTATGGTTTAAAAAATAATTATAATTTACCAACCTCAGTTTTACAATTGTCATACTAATGAGATATCAAGAAAGAATATATGAACAAACAAATACCTTTGCTAGAAATAAAAGCGTTAATATCGTTAATACTAGTTCAGATATTTCTGTATTTTATGCACCACAATTTGATATAAGTGGTGCAACTAAGGTACAATGCGGTGATGTTCAATTTACACTTAGTGGATTCCCATATAATTCATATTTAACAGCTGCAACAAATTCATGTATTGGTGTAAATCTACCAATTAGTTGTTTCACGGGTTCTACTTGGAATACAAATATATACACAGATAACTCACTAGCTTATAGTGGAACTTTTTATACAAGTAACACAATCACTGGTGTACCAACCGATAATCAATTCGTTCAATCCGTTCAGGATGGTTTTAATAGTTTAGGTTATCAATACACACTTAGTGGATACACATTTGACTTAGCTAAAATTTATGGTGTTCAAAACGTTAAAATAGACATAGATGTTTTCGCTAATTATAACTATGTGGCACCATTTACATGTCCATCAAATTATGTTACAAACCCTAGCAATGATGGTTGTCAACAAGTAAATGTCTATACAAATGGACCATCATATAATGGTTCTGGTTCGACAATACAATCTGGTTCCACAGATGCAACATATTGTAGAGATGGTGCTTATTTTTATGATGATATTGCAAATTTAGGACCATACCCATTATCATATAACCCTAGTGGTAATTTAATTAATAGTACTGGTGGTACAATTACGGCTTTAAATATTAGTAATGGTGTACAAAGTAACAGTTTTTGGTATAATTCTGGTAATCCAACAGATGGTAGACTTAATAAAATAGGTTTATCAGCAACAACTAATTCATTTGTTGGTTTCAGTAAGTGTTTAAATATTCTTAGTGGTGGTACATACTATATTGGCCTTGCTGCCGATAATGATGCTCAATTTAGACTTAATGGTCAATTAATTGTTAATCTTACAGGTACAACACTACAAAATTTTAAAAGGTGGAGTGTTTTTAAAGTTAATTTACTTTCTGGACAAAACATAATTGAGATGCTTGGTGAGAATCTAGATGCTGGTTCGGCATCTTCTTTTGGTGCTGAAGTTTATTACCCAACAAATTATGCAACTTTAACTGGTGCTACGACCACTGGTTCAACACAAGCAAATGCAATCTTTTCAACTAGTAGTTATGTTGGTAAAACTTGGGATATAGGCACTAATTTAGGTTATTCATGTCCAAGTGGTTTTGCTTTAAATACATGTGCAACCGCTTATACGTGTACTCAAATTTTAAGGGCACCTTACTCACAGATATGTACTGGTAATTGTGCTGGTGATGAATTTCAAATATTAAGCCAAGATTTACCATCAATAAATAATGCGAGTAATGGTGTTTATATTTTAGACCCAACAACTGGTACAACAATACCATTCACATTTAATTTTACTGGAAATACAAATACATTCATAACTAATAATGCAACATTTAATTATGAAATTTATCCATTCAACCCAACTTTAAATTTATTTACTGTACCACCAATTTATTCAAGCTCTAACATATCCTATTCAGCATTCTCTGGAACAAATGTTTTAACACAAAGTATAAACTTTAGTGCCTCAAGTGATGGTGATTACTTAGTTAAGGGTTATACAATTGGTGATGCTGGTACAAAATACTTAAATGCTTTAGGTAAAAAAATAAACACAATGGATTATGTTAGTAGCAAAACATCTAATTTTTATAATCCACAAGTTGATTTTTATTTTGTTGCAATTTATAATGCTGATACACCTAATTTTACACAATCACAAGCACAATTAATTGATAATGCGACCACTGGTAGTTTAGCATTATCACAACAAGTAATAATTGTTGGTCAAAATAATAATAACTATACAAATACTGGTAGTACCTTTACATTAACAAATACTTATAATGGTCAACCAATTATTACATTAAATGGTTTAGTTTTAGCTAGTAGTTATGATTACATACTTAGTGGTCAAGTTTTAACTTTTCTTGGTACTATATTAAATGGTGATGTTATTACAGTAACATATAACACAACTAACTCTATTGTTTTAACTTCAGATTCATTATACTTAAACACAACAATACCTAGTGGTAGAACTGGAAATCAAGGCAATAATAAATACTATTATAACACAACAACTGGTAAGTATGAAATTTATACACAAAACGTTCCAGTTGTTGGTTCAACAATAATGGTTATACTAAATGGTGTCACATTAGTAAATAATATAGATTATTATCAATCCACAACAAACCCAAATAGAATAATCCTTAATGGTATTATTATGAAAGGTGATTTAATTGTAATAATATATAATCCAAAGGCCAGTATTGTTAACGGAATTTACCAAAATAATAATATATTAAATTGGTCAATTGCACACGGCCCAATGGGTAATTATGGTCAATTTGATATACAATATAGTAGCAATATTACCTTTACAACATATACAACTAGTAGTACAATACCTTATAATACTAATGTAACAGCTTATAGTGGTGTTTTATCACTAACTGGTAATGCTGGTACTAATTTATATTATAGGGTTAAAAACACAAAGAGTTACCCATCTAAATGTGGTGACCCAATAGTTAGTGTTGCTTATAGTGAAACAGTACCAATAACAATTTTAAGTAATGGATTAAATAGTTACTAATATTTACAAATAAACAAAAACAAATATATTTATAATAAAAAAGAATAGTTATGTCATATATAATACCAAGTACTTCACCATTTGTTTCAATTAAATTAACCGATGTTGGACGTTCACAACTAGCACAAGGTCAATTAACTTTTTCATCTTGGGCGATTGGTGATTCAGAATTAGATTATAGTAGAGAAGCATTAGTTAACGCAAACCCAAGTGACCCAATTCTATCATTACCTTCTAAAGTTTTTAGGACTTTTGATTTACAACCAAATATTAAATCTTTTATCACAACAGAAGGTGGTTCAAATTTAAATCCTATAACATCGGCAAACTTAAATGTTGTCGTTGCAACTGTTAATAATCAAGCCACAGAAAGAGGATTCTTTGTAAATAATACGACATACTACTCAACACAAACTGGTTCACCATATACCCTTGATGTTACAACTATACCAAATTCTGGAATAACTGGTGGTACTTCTGTTATTGTGAATTATGGTTTAAATATTTCAACTGGTAATTTTGTTAGACTTAAATTATCAACTAATATCGGTACAGCACAATATGATTCATTAACAAGAAATACGCACCCAGCTGCAAATCTATGGA